CTGGGAATATGAAACAGTCACAATCTACAACTGGAAGGACGGAAGAGTTCCTTTAGAAGAGTATGATTGGCATGTTGGTGGTAAATCAATATGGGCAACTGATGTAGTTGACATGATTCTTGACAACTACAATCAGAACGGAATTAATCACAACGGAGATAGATATGCAGCCTAGTAAATGGGGAAAAGCTATTGACGAAGAAGTCAAGTATAAAGGTTCACTAGTATTTAAATCATTCCTCGCAGGAATGGGTTTTGGTGCCTTACTTATGTTCATTCTGTTGATACCACAAAAGGTTCAAGCATTTGACGAGAATGGTGATGCAGTTTGTTTAGCAAAAAACATTTATTTCGAAGCAGGTAATCAACCACTTGCTGGAAAGGTTGCAGTTGCACAAGTTGTAATCAATCGTATGGAACATGCCTCATACCCTAAAGATATTTGTGGTGTAGTGTATCAGGCAAAATGGAGAGAGAACTGGAGAGGAGAACAAGTTCCTGTCAGACACCAGTGTCAGTTTAGTTGGTTTTGTGACGGAAAGTCAGACGAACCTCTAGACACTGATACGTTCTTTGAATCATATACAATTGCACAAGACGTAATCATGGGTAAGTATCCCGACATTACAGAGGGTGCAACACATTATCATTCAATTATGGTTGACCCATATTGGAGTGATTCATTGAATGAAACAGTTCAGATAACAGACCACATTTTTTATAGGTAATATTATGTTAGAGATTATAGGATTATTAACGTGTATCTATCTTGCATTTAGAATATTTCCAGCTGTTATAAAGTTTGGAGTCAAACTTGCAGTTGCAATATTGTTAATCATATTTGCAATTATGGTATACACATATTTCTTTCCACCAATGATACAGATTTTAATTGCATGATAGAACTTGCACAATTACAAGATGGACAATTGGTCTATGGAACTTACGAAGAGGTTGAAGCATATTGTGAGATAGCTGAAACATGTGTTGAACATTACTTTGACCATGTTGCACCTTTCGTTGTTCAAAAGAATTTTAAATATGTTGGTAGTTCTATGAGTGACCCATACTCAGTATCAGTCCCATGGAATTATGAAAAAGGAGTTGCAGATGTCACTGAAAAATGGTAAAACTGAATCATGTGTAGTGTGCAAGTGTGACACTAAAGTTGCAGTTAACACTCACGTTGAGAAAAGAAAAAATTATGTTTATGGGGTAGGACAAACTTGTTCTTCATGTTATAATAAGTTATATCATCTCCCCGAATATTATGATGCAAAATAGGAGAAGTGGATAATGTATGATAATGTAGAACCATTTAGAAAGTATCTAACAAACACTGAGTATCTTAACAATGGTGTTCGTCATGTTTATACTTTTGAGAATGGATATGGTGCAAGTGTAATCAAACATGATTACAGTTATGGTGGTCGTAATGGTTTATGGGAATTAGCGGTTCTCGAAGGAGAAGAATTGTGTTATTCTACTAGTATAACTGATGACGTTATTGGACACTTAACGTGGACAAACGTAGAAAATATCTTGGGGGAGATTAAATCATTATGAACTTATTTTATTTGAGTAAAGACCCAACAGAGTGTGCAACACTTCATTGTGACAAACATGTTGTTAAAATGATTATTGAGTATGCACAACTTATGTCTACTGCACATAGAATGTTGGACGGAGAAGAATACGAGGGAAGAACAAAACTCAATCGTAGAATTCGTAGGTGGAAACACCCTAACGAAACAATGGAAGAAACACTTTACAAAGCTTCTCATATCAATCACCCAACTGCAGTATGGGTCAGAGAGAGTGTAGAACACTACCAACACTTACTTGCATTATGGAGGCAGTTGTGTTTTGAATACACATATCGATATGGAAAAGTTCACGAAACTTACAGAAAACTTTGTGTAATATTATCAGACGTTCCAAACAACATACCTAAGAATGGATTCAGAGAACCACCTCAGTGTATGCCTGAAGACGTGAAGTCAGAAAGTGTTATCGAAGCATACCATAAATACTATGCAGTCTACAAAAAAGATTTTGCGAGATGGACTGCAAGACCTATTCCGAGTTTTATGTCATGAGAGTATTAGTTGAAAATTATGGTGATATCAGAATCTTTTATGAAAGACCATTTGGTTATAGAAGATATATTATTGAATGGGATAATGGAACAACCTCTATGCTCAGTGGTCTATGGTATAAAGAACAACAAGTGAAGGACATGGTTGAGAAAGTAATTCAATCAAGAGATATATAATGCCGACTTACACATTTAAGAATGAAGAAACTGGTTGTATAGAAGAACGTATTATGTCCTATACAAAGTTAGACCAATTCAAAGAAGACAACCCTCACCTTAAACAAGTTATCCTTCATGCACCCGATACAGTTGGTGGTCATGGTGATAGGGTTAAAACTGATGACGGGTTTAAAGAAGTTCTTGCAAAGGTAGGAGAGAATCATAAGGGTTCACACCTTTATAAAAAATCTGTTAAGGAAGTCAAGACTGAACAGATTGTCAAAAAACACATTGACTTACAAAGTAAAAAGAAGTAAAATATAATGACACAATTGAAATTACAAACTATGGATATCACTGATTTAGAGAATATCAAACTTAACACAATACAAGAAGACGGAAAAAGATTTTACGTTGACGACACTGGTGCAAAATATCCAAGTGTCACAACTGTCACCTCTCTACTATCACGTGACCATATCAAGTTGTGGAGAAAACGTGTAGGTGAAGAAACTGCAAATAAGATATCTTCACAAGCTGCAAAACGAGGAACCAGTTTCCACCAAAACATAGAAGACTATCTTAGAAAAGAAAAAGAGTTTATAGAGTTTGATAATGTCCTTCAAGAAGGAATGTTCAAAGCAGTTCAACCAGTGTTAGACGAAATCGTCCCACTTGCTTTAGAAGCACCATTGTGGAGTCCTAATCTAAAAATGGCTGGTCGTGTAGATTGTATTGGTATGTTAGACGGAGTGTTATCTGTAATAGATTTCAAGTCTAGTGGAAAATACAAAGAAGAGTATATGACTAAACCATGGATGATACAAATGACTGCATATGCATTAATGGTTGAAGAATTAACTGGTCAAGCAATCGAAGAGGTTGTTGCACTAGTAGGTGTGGAAGGACACAATGCCTTTCAGATTTTTTATGGGAATCCACTGGACTACATTGACGAGTTAGTGAATTTAAGAAAACGATACGAAAATTTATACGGAGTATAGAATGGCAAATTTTTATGATGAAGAAAAGTTCAATCTAAAACAAGATTGGAATTGGAGTAAGATTATTTGGAAGAGTGATGATTGGATTCATCAACAAGCATATGATAATGCATATGAACATATGTTAGAGTATCTTGAAATAGGAAGTCAAGAAGAACTAACTAGGGAACACTTAGAAGAGTGTGAAACATTAATAGAATACTTAGAAGCACCTCATGACAAAGGTGGAATGGGTCAAGATATGAATGGTCATAGTGCGACATATTATGCATACTATAGAGTTATGCAAGATTGGATTGAGAACTTTGACCTAGAACATTATGAAGGAGCACCAATCGTATGAAATGGTTTAGAAAATTTATAATATTTGTAGTCGATAGTTGGAGATTGGTAATGGACAATAGATACAATCCATTACGATTCATTCCCGACCCAAGTCTACAAACTTATTTTACACTTGTCTTGTTTACAATGTGGTCAATCTACTTTGGATTCGTTGCAAGTTTTTATATGGGTTGGTTAGGTTATTCAATCGTGACCAGTATCATAGTTCACGTTGCAGTAATTTTACCAGTTGCATTTACGAATGCTGTATTCTTAGATGCAGAACGTGACGGAAGTAAATGGTTAAGAGATTGGAGAGATGAATGATTACACGTAAAGAATTTTCAGAACAAGTTGAAAAACTATTAGTCAAAGGACGTGGTGCAGATGTTATGTCTGCAATTGTAAAGGTTTGTGATTTAAACAATATCGAACCCGAAAGTGCAAAGAGATTATTAACACAACCTCTTAAAGACAAACTAGAAGCAGAAGCAGCTGGTTTAAATTTAATTAACCGAGGAAATAATTCCAAAGGAAGTATAACCTCATTCTTTTCAGATTAGGAGTTATTATGAAGAAAGGTGATATAGTAGCAGTTGTTGCTACCAGTGGTGAATATGTTGGTGAGTTAGTTTCGACTAAACCAGTGACACTAGGAAACCCAAAAATGATTGTCAATACACCCGAAGGAGGAATGGGTTTCTCTAAAGGTGTTGCAGTGACAGGTGAAGTGAACCCAACAGAAATGATATTTGGTTCATATGTTTTTATTTCGAAGTGTAATCAAGAAGTTGCTGAAGCACATAAAACTGCAGTAAGTGGTATTGCAGTTCCACCCGAAAAAAAGATTGTCACTTAAATGACAAGTAGAGAAGGATATGATGCATATACACTTTACCTTGGAATAAAGTTGCATTTCCATTCTAAGGATTATGACTTTATAAAATACAATGGTAAAGTGAAAAGTGATATCAATTCTTTTCTAAAACGTAAGGACAAATACCACTTTGGTAAATTGTTCAAAACCCACAAACAAGAATTGCAAGATTTTTATATTGCAAACTTGTCTTTAAAAGATTTATGGGCAGGTGACTTACTTGATAATGAGTGTGTCAAAGTCTATAAAGATTGGAAGAATAGGAATCAGAAACTATCGTATCTTTTTGAAACGGAAGTGTCTGATTTACTACGTAAGAAGAATATCAATCAAGTGTTAGAAGTGAAGAACGGACAACACCCCATATTACTTAAACAGTTTATGGGTAAGAAGATATCCCTCGAAACGATTTGTATAATGGACGAAATCATAGGATTTACGAAGGATTGGGAACGACTAATTTCCGAAACCCTCGTCTACCCCGACATACAGAATAGGATTAACAAGTATAAGAGTTTTATAAGTGTTGATTATAAGAAGTATAAAGACCTACTCAAAGAGTTGTGTATATAGAGCGGGTTATAGACATAACATTATTATGTATAAAAAAACAAATCCTAAGAAAATAAATTATATAAATATATGGTATTTCTGAGAAACCCTCTTGTAGGATTATCAGTAATACACTATAATAGGAGTATAGGAACTAAGGTTTCTATGCAAAGATAAAATGCTAATACAATGCGATACAATAGGAGAATACAATGTCGACATCATTAGATAAACTAAGAGCAGCTATGGAATCTGCTTCACCTACTGAAGGTGCAAAAAAGTCCTATTCAGACGATACTTACTGGAAACCTGAATTAGATAAAACTGGTAATGGTTATGCAGTAGTTCGTTTCTTACCTACTCCCGAAAACGAAGAAATGCCTTGGGTATCTTACTTTGACCACGGGTTCCAAGGGCCAGGCGGTTGGTATATCGAGAAGTCTTTAACGACTCTTGGTAAACAAGACCCAGTGTCCGAATACAATACTCAGTTATGGAATACTGGGATTGAAGCAAACAAAGAGATTGCACGTAAACAAAAAAGACGTTTACACTATGTGTCCAATGTCTATGTTATCTCAGACCCAAAAAATCCTGATAACGAAGGTAAAGTATTCAAATACAGATATGGTAAAAAAATCTTTGAACAACTCAAAGAAGCAATATCACCAGCGTTTGACGATGAACAAGCAATCAATCCTTTTGATTTAAGAGGTGAAGGTGCAAACTTCAAAATCAAAATCAGAAAAGTAGACGGATATTGGAACTATGATAAATCAGAGTTCGATACACCTGCTCCACTTTTTGACGATGAAAATCAATTGAATGATATAAATAATCAAACTCATTCATTGCAAGAAGTGATTGCACCAAGTGAATTCAAAACCTACGAGGAACTCAAAGAGAAACTCGATAGAGTGTTGGGTTTAACTGGGACTGTATCTAATGCAACTGCAGAAAGTGTTGCTGAAGACTTAGACGAAGTGCCTTGGTCTAACGTGAACACTGAAAGTGTTGCAGAAGAACCTGTAATCGCATCAGCAGAATCTTCACCACAAGTGGAAGAAGACGACGCGATGGATTACTTTAAGAAGTTAGCTTCAGATAGTTAATTTCTAATTTGGGGTAGTCGTTTGTTTCAAAATGTGTCCGTGAATAAAGACGACTACAACACTAAGGCCGTGGAAATTAGGGGGTGCTTAGTAAGGGAAAAATCAACAACATCATTACAGGTGCGGAGTTGATTGGTGAAGAACGGGTTGCTGTAAGGCGTGGGGTGACTTCACACTTTAATAGATTATGAAAAGTGAATATTATAAAAACGTTCTACCATGGAACGAAAACGAAAGGGTTATCGACCAGTTTGGTTGGAACCCTCAGTCAGTTATAACACCAACTAAATCATCTAAGAACAATTGGGACGACGCATACTTAACTGCGTATGAAGAAAAGAGAGGTGTTTGTCCTCGTCTTCCTAATGGTTTAATGATGTCAGAGTTTCATGCTGGTTTATGTGAGAATATAGTTCACTATTGGTCTATGGTTGGTGATACAATCGTTGACCCTTTTGCTGGAAGAATGACACGTGCATTCGTGTCTGCTAAATTAGGAAGAGATTACATTGGTTATGACGTATCTCCCGAAACAGTAAAAAAAGTTAGAGAAGAAATGGGAAGACATTCTTTTGACGGATACTATGATATCATAGAGAGTGACGGGTGTGAAATGTCCCATACAGATGATGAGAGTGCAAACTTAGTTATGACTTGTCCACCTTATGGTGACATAGAAAGATACGAAAGTGCAGAAGGTCAGTTATCTGATATTAGAAGTTATACTGAGTTCCGTAATCGTATAGAAATATGTGGACAGAATATAGAACGTGTGTTGAAACCTGGCGGGTTTTGTGTATGGGTTTGTGGTGATTGGAGAAAAGGTGGTGAATACATTCCTTTCCATTCAGATACCATAAATATGTTCACAATGGCTGGTCTAAATCTTCATGACATTATTGTAATGAAGAACGACACCATATTTGCAGCCTTACAAGCAGGTAAGTGTGCAAGTAAAAGATACACTGCAAAAGTGCATGAGTTCATTTTAGTGTTTCGTAAAAGTGGGGAGTTAGTTTCTAACTCAGATAAAATAAAGAATAAAGTAGAATCTTTAGAACAATTTTTTAGTTAATATGCCGAGTGTAAAACCAAGAATTAATCCTAAGAATAAAAATGTCGAACCTTTCGATAGAATGCTACGTAGATTCAAAAAAGCATGTGAACGTAAAGGTATCGTTCAAGAATGCCGTGATAGACAATATTATGAGAAACCTAACACTAAAAGGAATCAAAAGAATCAAGAGATTAAACGTAGAAAGAAAATAGAAGCTAAACGTGCTTCTATGAAAGGTTATAGACATATTCGATGAGAAGTAAAAGAGAACAGAGAATTATAAGACAGTGGATAATCTCTACTGTTGTAGGTATAGTTTGTTTGATAGGTGCAATCTATATCTATTTAAATTTCCAACCTTCACTATTTTAAATATGAGTAATTGGCATGGTGGAAAGGGTTCCAAAAGAAGGAACTCTAACGAAGATTTATACTCAGAGAACTGGGAGAAAATCTTTGGCAAACCAAAACCTGAAATTAAAGTTCGTAAAGAAACACCCTCACATGGGTCTACTCAGATTCATAAAGATAAGACTAAGGTTATCCCTAGACATTTAAAACATAAATTCGACTGGAAAGAATGAAACCCGAGTATGGTGATATCCGTAGTGACGGAAAGAAATGGGACGGACATACATGGAGAAAGAATGGAGTCAATCACCAAATGGACGAAAAGGGTAGAATCTTTTATAAGGTTGAATGGAGAACTATTGACGGATATCTACAACAGGGAGGAAGTATAGATAAAATTATTCCACCCAAAGGTATCGAAAGTCGGGAAGATATGTTAACACTTGCAAAGAGTTTAGAAGATAAAGTGTTAAGTGGTGACGTTTATATAATTACAAATCCTGCTTATCCCGAATGGGTATGCACTGGTAAAGCTTCCGTTGCACAAGATAGGTGTAATGGATATCAAACTGGAAGTCCTTTCAGAGATTATGAACTAAGATATTACAAATGGTTTAAAAATAGAAGACAAGGAGAACTAGAGTTTCAACAACTTCTAACTGAAAGAGGAGTTGTATGTAATGGTGAATGGTTTAAGATTTCAGTTGACGAAGCAAAAGAAGTGTTAGATTCTATGGAAGGAGATTTAGTAGATTGTAAAGAAGGTTCGTTGGAGGACTTTTTCTAGAAGTCGTCTTCTCCATATCCCATACCACCACCATACTTATAGACTGAAGCATCGTCATTGTTTACTCTTGGTGGATTGATATCATTATAAGTTTGACCACTCATCATTAGGTTTGTGCTGTTAGCCATTGCAACTTGAGCACCTTGTCCTTGTCCACCCATTCCTGCGTCTTCTCTTGCACCTGCGATTTGACCACCTTGGTCTTGAACTCCAGCAGCTGCAATTTCATCAGGTGAATATAAGTGTGGTATTCCGAATTTTTGTCTTGCAACAATATTATGTTCTATCATCTGTTGTTGTAATCTAGACAATCTAATTTCTTCTGCTTGCATTTCTGCAGTTGCAGTTTCCATTTCACCTTTACCCGACATAAACTCTTGACGCATTTTTTCATGTTCAGGGAATGCTTCTGCTCTATCTGCAAGAAGTTTTTGTTTGGTTTCCCACATTTCCCATGACATTGCACTATCTGTCACTGGGCCGTTCCTACCAGTTGGGTCTACTTGAACTTGGTCACGAGCAGTTTGTTTTCTAACTAATCTATCTTCGGATTGTGCAATCTGTTCTTCAGTTCTTTGTTGTGGTGTTGTTCCCATGACTTTACTTGCAAGTGCAGTCATTTTATCCCACCAACTTTGTTTCTTAGGAGCTCCTTCTTCTAATCTGATTAGTGCGGCAGTTAGTTCGTCTATACCTTCTGCAAATCGTTTTAGACCTTTTGCTTTCGCATCAACATTACTGAATAACATTATAGCACCTTCTGCATTTTGTAATTTTTCGAATGCTTGTCCTAGGTCAACTATCTTAGTCATGTCAACGTCTTCTAAACCTTTTGCAAAGTCAGTCACTTTCTCCATAGGAGATTTTGCACCGAATAGACTTCCTAATCCTTCTAATAAACTTCCTATGAGTCCACCACCAGTCATTGCAACTAGACCAGCACCAATAGCTGCTAATCCAACACCAACTAGAATTAAGTTTCCACCATCAACTAAACTTAGTTTCAATATATCCGTTATGAACATATTGAATGCTTGTGCAGCTAGTTGAGCTGCATATGCAAATGGAATTAGAGCTGCACCTAGTAATGCGATTGCAACAGCACCTAGTGCAATAACAGGAAGCATACCACCTAGTATTGAGGCTGCTACTCCAAGAACAGTAAGACCGATTGCAATTGCAGCTATGGTTCCTATACCTGCGTCTTTCATTAAGTTAAGTGCAAATGCAAATGGGATTAATGAGGCACCTAATACAAAGATAGCAGCGGCACCTTTTAAGATACCCATTGTTGCTTTACCGATTAATCTTGCAAATAGTATTAAACCACCAAGTGCAACAAAACCAGTTAATAGTGTTTTGAAATCTAAACCTTGGAATGCTTTAAGTCCGACTGCAAGAATACCGATTGTTCCACCAAGTATCGCAAGTGTCAATGCACCTTTTAATACTTTAGAGTCACCAAATCTTTTAACACCTCTTGCAATTGCACCTAAGAAACCACCACTCTTACCTGCTTTCTTTGTGATACCAGTTGACTTATCTGCTTGGTCAGAAGACATACCAGCAGCCATTCCTTTTGCTTTATCTTTTAATGCACCACCGATAACACCTTCGTCTTTACCACCTTCTTTTGCTTTAGGTGTAAGAAGGTTTTTGAAACCTTCCATGAAACCACCGACTTTATCTTTGAGTCCTTTACCTGCGTCACCTAAGACACCACCGATTGAACCCATAACGTCACTAATTGCATTTACTTTCTTAGTGACTGTATCAGCAAAACCAAGTATATCAATTCCAGTTAGTTCTTCAATACCACTACTGAACTTCTCCATACCTTCAAATTTAGTTGCTTGTTCTAAACCTTTTTGATATGCTTCAGTAGATTCTGAGAGTGCTTCTTTCTTTTCTTCTAATGATTTTTTCTCTAGTGCAATCTCTCTATCAAAGGCTGCAGTGATTTCGTCTTGTTTTTCTTTTCTTTGTGATTGTAAATCTTCTATGAGTTTAGTGTTCTCGTTTAAGGCTGCACCTTGTAAACCAAATGATTTTGCACGTGCATCGTCAATCTTTTTATCTAATTGACCGAGAACATTATTTCTTTTAAGTGCAACTTCAAGTCTTGCTTGTTTTTTGTCTTCAAGTTCTATTAATGCGTCTTGAGTTGCATTGAATTCTAATTGTGCATTTCTCATTCCTTCAAAGTCGAAGGTTTCCATTACACCATCAATTTCTTGTGAGAAGTTTGATTGTAATTGTTTGAGTTCTTTAGGGTCAAGGGCTGATTCACCCTCTTTCATATATTTGTCGACAAGACCAGTGAGGTTTTTTAATTTTCTAGTTGCCAATGCACCCGTAAAGGAATCCTTACTAGATTCCCTAAAGTCTGCAGTTATCTTAGCAACTTGTGGAGAAACTTCTTCTAAATCTGATATGATTTTTTGAAAACCAGGCTTCAGTTTAGCATTAACGTCTTTGATTTCTTTAGCTAAATCTTCCCGTTGTTCTCTTATACTCTTGGTTCCGTCATCCATTTATACGAGTCCTATTTTCCGCCGAAGGCTTTTCCTGCTTCACTAATACCAAATGCACCTAGTGTCACAACAACAAATGAAGTGTAAATAGTATCCGAGATTACTAGGTCTTTACCTGCGAATGCAGTGACCAAATCACAAATACCGAATACAGTCATTAATGCAAATGAGATAAAACCAATAATTGATTTCTCATTTATATCATTGTCGTCTAAAAACAAATCCATGAATTTTCTTTTAGGTGGTGCAAGTTGTGACCTAGCTTTCTTGGCCTCTTCTTGCATTTCCTTAATCTTATCTTCCTGTTCATCTAACTGGTCGATAAGTTTCATATATTTGTCTAGGGAAATCTCGACTTCGTTAGTCGTATTATTTTCCTTTATGATTGTGTCCGCCATAATGTTTTCCTTATCTTCTTTTAGACTGAGCTCTGATTTTTGCGTTCTCGGCTTCTTGTCTACTTTTTTCTTCTTTAAGATGTTGCATTAATAACTTAATGTAAATCTCTCTTTCCCAAGGTATCATATTGTCTAATTCAGTCAACGAATACTTGTGGTGTTGCATTAATTGAAAGTTAGTGTTATAATGATTGAACACACTTTCATGAGAAAGAGCTATTAAAAAAAATTTTGAATTCCTTCTAAGTTTTGCTCATTCTTTGTTCCACACTCTTCACAATCCCACTCTAGTCTTGCACTTAATTTTGGAAGTTGGTCAAACCACTTTCCAACAAGTTCTAACTGAGGGAACGTTAAAGAATCCACAAACTCGTCCCTTTCTGCTTTAGTCAAGTCCGAACCTTCATAAACATTCTCTTCGTCAAAAATGTTTACTATAGATTGTTTAATAAGTTCTACTGTTTGACTTTCCTCTTTAAGGTCTGCGACCTTTTCGACTCCTTCAACAAGTGGAACCATTAATGTCAATCCTACTTTATCAGTAATCATGACTGTATAGTCTTCAGGAAGATTACCTTCAGGTTGAATATCGTCTAAGTTAAGTGTCACGTCTTTAGTATTCGGACACTCTCTGTTCACGCATGGGAACATTAATTTAGACGTATCCCCTACAGATACTTTTCTTACTTGAATGAATAACCATTCTAAGTCTGTAGTAGGTAAATCCTCAATAACTACTTTATCATTAGTCACTGCTTGTAGCAATTTTTTAACAGATTGCATAGTCTGTTTTGGGTCAGCACCTTCTTTAGCTTGAACTAAAATGTTCTGTTCTTTTACTAGAAATGGTCGATATTCTATATCTTGACCACTAACTGGTAAAACTGTTCTATAAGTCGGTGTCGACTGTATTGGTAATGCCATTATATTATCCTCACTTAATTAATTTATTCTTAATCACCACCACCACCGATGTTAAGACCACCAATTTTTCTACTGATGTTCTTACCACGGGTAAGTTGGCCTTCAAGACCACTTAGTTTATTTAGGTATTCTCCAGCCTTTGGATTAAACCTAGACAACACATTGAGTGTATCAAGTGTTGCATCTAAAATCTTTCTTCCTCTTCCTGCTTGAGGTGGTTCTGCACCATTGTCTTTTGGTTCAATTTTTCTTACTTCATCAGGTTCACTAGGATATGAAACATAAAAATCTTTATATTCAAATGTCACTTCGAACTCCATGATTCCACCTGCTTCGTTTGAACTTGCAAGAGATTGTTCTGAATATGATACTGGATATACGTCTTGGAATTCGTATAACATTCTAGGTTTACCACCTTGACTTAATTGTGTAATGTTTAATTGTCCCACATATCCACTATCGAAATCTTTTCCGTCACCATACATGTATCTCATTACAGGTTGAAACTTTGTTCCTGATTCTCTTCCATATGCACTTTGTTTTGGTTCACCTTCATAGATAAATCTTTGCCATGCATCTATAAGAACCCTATCGTAGAAGTGTGTATCACATAAGAATGTTAATGCAACACCACCATCATAACTCACTGTTCCATCAGGGATTTGTCTTGGAGCTCCAAAGGTTGCTTCTTCATTGGTTCCCAGTTCAACGCCTGGAAGACTTGCACTTATACAACGAAAGTTGTGTCCGTCTTGGGGGTCAAATTGCATATTGAATCCACCTTGACTTCTTCCACCTATAATTTGAACGTCATAAAAATTGGGTCTTGCACCCGTATCGAAATAAGATATAAAATCGTTAACACCTTTCATACTCATATTACTTTCCTTCTACTATCTGCATAAACTTTGTTTGCATTTACGTTAAACTGTTGTGTTGGCAACATTGCAACTATCTCCCAATATTGTGGAGGGACTAGACTGAATTGACTTCGGATATGACCATAGAGATATTCTTTTAAACATGGTTTATAATACTTCAATCTTGATACACCCTTTAGTAATTCATATGTTAATCTAAGTCTAGTTGTATCGTCATAGTCTTTATTGTTTGTATATTCATATAACTCCTCTAAGAATATAACTCTATAACGAGGTGCAATGTAATGAAAGTTAATACCAAGAAATCCAGTTGCATACTTTCTAATTGGAACAACTAAAGGAAATCTATCCCAGTAAGGTAATGTATCTTTGTTCTTTGCATCATAAAAATACATATACATTTTACCTAACTCTAATTGAGTGACTATTTCACCCTCTCTTAGTGTTTGGTCGGGTCTTAACTTCACATATCTTAGGTTATCTTTGAACCATTCTAATGATTCGAAACTCCTTTGTTCCAATTCCGAAGGAGATTCGTTCATTAATTTTTCAAATAGACCTGCCATTGTCTATTATTTATGCTTTTAAAAGGTTTTTCTGATAAAGAAATCTTCACATTCCCATTCTTTATCTTCAAAAGGAATCTTAAATATCTGATTGGCTTGTAATCGACCAAATGTTTTTCCGTGTTTCATATGTATCTCTAGACATTGATAGTGTTTATGACCTTCTGCAAAACATGGAACATATTCATAAGTATCAGGTTCACCATAGAGTTTAGGTTTCTTATAATTAAATATCTCTTCTTGATAACGTCTTGCAGTTAAATAAAAGTTTGGTCTATCCTCGTCTACGTGCCATTCCAGTATGGGTTTTGCACCAAAATGTTGCATTCCTTCTCCGTCATAACCTTTAGTGTCTATCCATTGACTCCTCTTGACACTAAAGATATTTCTATATTCAGGAAATTCTAAAATTGGTGTATCAGGAAATAACTCTTTATTATCCCAACAATCCCAAAGGATTACTTTTTGTTCATACATTTCACCAACTGCAAGTGCATATTGTCTTATTGCGCCTGGGTGAAACCATAGTGTTCCTCTATGAGTGACACATGCTTGTGGATATGAATACCAACCATTCTCTTTCCACTCGTCAATCAACCACCTACATTTAGCACCATGGAAGAATCTATTATCACCTGAATTTTCTAATCTTACTCTCATGTCATGAGATAATCCGAAAGGTTGTTTTCCGTCCTTTATTGATTGCATGTATTCTTCTTGTCCCATAGGACTCCATGGTTCACTATCTGCATATTGCATTAATGCTTGTGCATATCCAGCTCCACCATGTTTGGTATTAGTCCAGTGTGTAGTTGGAAGTTCAGTTATCTGTTTCCAAGTGACAAGTTTTGGTTTACTTTCTCTTCTTATATCATTAAAGATTTTTTCAACTTTTAAATAATTCTCTTCTGATTTCAAATGAATTAACATAATCTTTTCCTTAAAATTTCTTCTACTATCACCAAATCGTCAGGTGTGTCTACCGAATAACCTTCGTCTTCAACCTTAACCATTTTAACTTTATAACCATTCTCTACATATCTCAACATTTCAACGGATTCACTTTTCTCTAAATCACGGACTGGAAGTTTAGTAAACATATCTAAGAACTCTCTATGAAATGCATATAAACCTAATTGTTGTTTGACAATGGTTTCCTCTTTTTGGTAATATGGTATACTAAGACGTGAGTAATAGATTGCATTATTGTATGAATCAGTCACAACTTTTACTACATTGTTATCATGTCTTTTGTCTGAATAAAAATCTATTTCAACGTATGCATTAGATATCCCATTATTTGAATGGGAGTGTATAAGTGTATCGATTGCTTCAGGGTCAATCAGGGGTTCGTCACCTTGTATATTCACAAAGATATCTCCGTCAATTAAGTCCAAAGCCTTTGCACACCTATCTGTTCCAGTTCTACATTCTTCGTCAATCACAATACATCTCATATCATTGACCGAACAGTATTGTGAAATTCTAGTGTCGTCTGTTAACACTATAACACTATCGAGTAGTTTTGATTGAGTTGCCTGATTGTATACTCGGTGAATCATTGGGAGTCCGAGTATTTCTTTTAGGGGTTTACCTTCGAATCTTGTAGAATGATATCGTGCTGGAATTAATCCAACAACGAGATTAGATTCTTTATCGACTCTAGCGATACTTCGCATTCAACTTCTCCATAACCATATTTTGCATGTATAAAATCTACACCTGCTCTGTTTGCACAAAACATATCTGATTGCATATCTCCAACGTAGTATGTTTCGTGTGGGTCAACATTACAGAATGCCATAGTATTTAGTAATTGGTCAGGAGCCGGTTTTCCTCTCAGACCTTGTTTAGGTGAACAGACATAATCAAATTCAGGAAACTTTTTTCCGTCCAGTATTAAACTTGCAATGACTTTTTTTACTCTTACGATATCTTTAGAAGTGCAAATTGCAATCTTATATCCTTTTTCTTTTATGTGTTCTAGTGTTTCGATTGCACCTTCATATATCTCAACTTCGTCAATAATCATATTCGATGCCTCGTCATAGGTGTCTTTGATTCGTTGTTGTGACTCAGTGAGTCCTAACTCGTCCAGTATATCAAAGAATGGTTTACCGATATGTTTTCTATATTCGTCAAAAGGAACTTCTATATTGTGGTGAAGTTTTACAATGTCCCAAGACATTTCCATATTTTTTAATGAATCAATAAGGACTCCGTCTAAATCAAATGCAATGAGTTTCTTCATTTAACGAGGTGGTCTTCAGTAAGTATTCTGAATCCATATCTCCTATCTTTACAATAATCGTCTGCAGCTTTGAATTTTGCTTGATTGACTAGATATGTTGCAACCTCATTTAGATATCTTTTAGTTCTTCTTTGAGGTTCTTTAGGTGGGGATAACTGTTTCTTTGGTTTCACTTCTATGATTTCACGAACAGTTTGACCTTTCTTATTGACATACTTTATATAGAAGTCAGGAAAGTATCTATGAACTTTTCTATCGATAGGTGACTTATATGGTATAATAATCTCTTCACTTCCCCATTCAATTATGTTAGGATTGTTATCACAATACACCATAAAACGTCTTTCCCACAAAGACCTATAGAATATCTTTGTAGGGTCACCCTTATATTTTTTATAATTTTTGGGTTTGAACTTGCCTGAATAACTTTTTCTAGACATAAATAACACTAGTAATCATAATTTTTAGTATTTAGGTTCAGAAAACATGCCAAGTATAGACAAGCTATTAAATAAAGTAAACCAAGCAACCAGTGCCGTAAAGTCACTCAAAGGTATCAAAAGTAAATTCGAAGGTGGTCAGAAGTATGAAGGAACATACGATAAAGACATGCTTGCATCTCAAAAGGCAAAAGCAGAAAAGTTATTAGACGATAGACGTGCAACACTACAATCAAACTTAAATGCTTCAAATCTTGCACAAGCAGTAGGTAAAAAAACACCAGTTGAAGCAATACATGACTTACAATACCCCATGAATGAGGATTTAGATTCATTTATTATTTTTGAAACTAGACCAAGAAAGAAAAGAAAGGGTGCAAATGCAAAAAACCTTTTTAGTTCAGAATCAACTGCAGTTGCATTATATGTGCCTGACGAATTATCCTTTGATACTAAAGTCACATACGAACAAGAAGGTATTAGTGCAAACAAAAGAAACCTAGTTGGTGGTAATGACCAAGGTGGTGACAGAGGATTCTTCTCAAAATTTGGTAGTTTCATGGAAGAGGGATTCCAAGGTTTAGTTTCAGATACAAGTAATGCAATGACTGGTGGTGTTAAAAACTTTGTTCAGGGTAAAGCAAAGAACCCTATGGAAGAACAAATGTTTAAAGGTGTTGAATTCCGTGACCACTCATTTAGTTATGAGTTTTATCCAAAAAGTTCTGCAGAAGCAAAGATGGTAGAAGATATCATATGGACTTTTAAAACTGCAATGTTGCCTGATACTTTTGGTAATGCAGAAGCAGACGGAGCTGCAGAAGGATACTTTAACTATCCAAATATTTTTGATATCTATTATGAAGGAAATATTGGATTGCACATGGAACGATTCCAACCTAGTGTCTTAACCGATTGCACTGTATCTCATTCAACAAAACTTTATGAAGACGGATATCCAGTATCAACAACAATGGATTTATCATTTACTGAAATCAAAATTATTACTCAAGAAACATTCCAAGACCTTACTACTTCAGGAAAGAGAAAGGATATTGGTGGTGGTAATATGTCATTAAACAAATCAGTTGCATATGATACAACATACGAAACCGAAACTTACACAACTTGGTATGGTGCAAGAAAGACAAGAACTAAAGAAGTTAAAACACCAAATCCAAGACAATTAACACCACCGAACTTGCCTGGTAGGAAAGGATAGATATGGCTACACAATTATTTAAAAACTTCCCCGATATTCAATACACTTTAGATAATGGTAAAGTTATCACTATAAAAGATTTCTTTAGAAAATCTAAGATAGAACAAAGTGCAGTAAATAGTATTATTGATTATGAATATGTCGAGTTAATGGAAGGAGATAGACCTGATGTTGTTGCAACAAAACTTTATGGTGATTCAGATTTACACTGGACTTTCTTTTTAGTTAATAACTGGAATAACTATTATGAATGGTGGAAATCTAACCAAGAGTTTGAACAATATCTAAACAAATATTATTCAGGTCAGTATCTAACTGCATACAACAAAACAGATATCGTAGGTGCAAGTAATAAGTTTTTATTAGGTGAAACTATTTCGTGTTTAAGAAATGGTGTCACAATCGAAGGTGTAGTAAATGAAGTGCAACCTAACTTTGCAAGAATAGGAATCGAGGGTGGAGAATTCAGAGGTGGTGAACAGGTCACTGGTGATGTAAGTGGTCACTCACTAACTATTAAAGACGCAATTAGAAAGTTGGACGGAACTGCATACTATTATAATGGAAACCATAAATCAAATGTTTTCTCAAATGGTATGTTTGAGAAAACAATCTATGAAGATGAATGGGAAAGGAACGAAGAGAAGAGATTTATAAAAGCAATTAAACCCGAATATGTAAGAAGAGTTGTTCGTGAGTTTAATAGAGTGATGAGTGCATAATGTCAACACAAGGTAATTTTAAAGCTGGTGAATTCAGTATTGAATCACTTGCAATCGTGAATCAAGAAAATGAATCAGTTGATGTGACCGACCTTGCAATAGGGGTTAGGTTATACGAATCAATTTACAATAAGTTTAACACTGGTCTAATAACTATGATGGACGGATTGAACTTATTATCAAACTATAGATTTACTGGTCAAGAATATATTCGTATTTCGATTGCACAAAAAGAGGGTCTTGGTCAAGAACCCGAAAAGAAATTTACAATTGATAAAACATTTAGAATCTACAAAGTAGAAGATGTAAAAAGACCTAAAGAAGCTGCACAAATATACAAATTAAGATTTTGTGACCCAAGAATGTTCTTCTGCAGAAAGAAACGTTTGAGTAAAATGTTTAGAGGTTCATACGAAACAATATTACAACAAGCATTGATTGAAGATGCAAAAGTTAAACCACAAGAGTTTGATTGGTTTGAAGAAACAGAACCAAAGAATATACAATTCATATGTCCTAACTGGACTGTTTCAAAACTTATTGATTACGTAGTCAATGAAGCAAACATTGGTGAACAAGCAGAATGGAAGAATGGTATGTTCTTCTTCCAAACACTTAATGGTGGATTTAGATTTAGTTCAATAGACACTATGTTAAAACGTGAGTTCCCAGTTCCATTTTCATACAGACCAAGAAGTGCAGAAGAAACTGAACTATTAGATTTAAATGCAAAGGGTGGTTTAAACTCTATGATAAAAAATTTCTATATACCACAACAATTCGATACACTTAGAGGAACAGCTAAAGGTGCATACTCTTCTATGCAGAAAACATATGACCCAATCAGAAAACAAGAAGTTGATTTTGTATATGATTTAGAAGAAACATTTAAACGTGGTAAACATTTATCAGGACACCCTTTAATAAGAACAGGTGAATATGAAAAGTCATTAACAACTGAAAATCAAGTTGACCCTTTCGTATCACCACAAGTCACGGAAGTTGATATTGACTTTCCACCTAATGAATCATACGACAGTAATGTTAGATATGATTTTACAAGTTCACACTTATTTGATAATGAAGATACACTAGGTAATGACGAAGTGTTCCAAGGATATAAGTCAGTTGATAATGCAAGATTAGAAAGACGTGCATTAATGGAAACACTACAACAACATAAAATTGTGGTGACTATACCAATGAGAACAGACATAACAGTAGGTAATGTTATTCAATTAGAAATACCAAGTCCTGAAGTGTCAAATAAAGAAGATAAACTAAATGACGGAAGATATCTTATAACTGATTTATCTCTTAGTTTAAACATACCAAAAAACGAAGGTGAAATGTATTTAGAGTGTGTTAAAGAAAGTTATGCAAGTAAGGTTTCTGAAGTGAAACCATTACAAGAAGTAGAACCTGCGGACAAAGTAGACTAATGAAACATTTTTTTGGAATAGTAGAAGATAGAAACGACCCTTTAAAAATAGGAAGGGTTCGTGTTCGTGTGCATGGAATTCATACGGATAATAAATTAGAATTATCAACACCTGATTTACCATGGGCTCAAGTATTACTTCCAACAACAACTGCTGGTCTTTCAGGTATAGGAGTGCAACATGGTCTAGTAGAAGGAACAACAGTCTTCGGTTATTTCAGGGACGAGGCTATGCAAGACCCAATTATATTTGGTGTTGCAGTTGGTATTCCTCAAACGGGATATAAAGTTGACGCATTCGGAAATGAATTACTCAGAAGTGTTGATAAAGGTTTCAATGACCCACGTAGATTAACAGTTGCAGATTATGAAGGAACACCTGATGCACCGAACCCCGAACAAGACTCAAGACGACCACATGGTCTAACAAGTGCAATCGATACACAACCTAAGTCACCAAAAGAAATAACAATTAATTATGATGCAACGGGTTCTACAATTACGGAGGGAGAAATCACTGAGGATATGCTTCCCTACTATCCATTATACACTGGAGAGTCAGACGTGTCAAGTATTGCACGTGGTGATTCAACTATAGATAAAAAGATTGAAATAGAAGGACACACTTTCCCCGACTCAGTTGCAGAACCAGTATATCCATATAACAAAGTGTATCAATCAGAGTCAGGTCATGTTATTGAAGTGGACGATACAGTTGGTAAAGAAAGACTTTCAACTTATCATAGGTCAGGAACGTTTCAGGAAGTTCACCCTGATGGAAGTGTAGTGCAACGAATCGTAAATGATAATTATCAAGTAGTTGCAAAAGACGATAAGATTTATATAGCTGGTAATGCAGACTTAACAGTAGAAAAAGGAAACGTGACAATCAATGTTAACACGGGTAATGTAGATATGAAAGTGTTAAAAGGTAATGTCACTTCAGAGATTACAGAAGGAAATCTAAAAGCAGATATCCTCAAAGGAACAACAGACGTATTATCAGAAGGTAAGATTACAATCACTGGTAATAACACAACAGAAATTATATCAGACACAACAATTACTGGAACACTTACAGTGTCAGACGCAACTACTTTACAATCGACATTAGATGTCAGTGGTAAACAGACAAATTCAAGTAGTATTACTGCAAGTGGAGAAGTCAAAGGTAAGGGTGTCAAACTTTCAACACATACACATACAATTGCCTCAGGTTCTTCTGCTGGAAAGACAAAGAAACCTGATTAGTTTGTATAAATAGATATATGGTAGACTTAGTAAATAACGGAAAGACAGTTGCAACGAAAGATATCTATGCAGATTTAGATATCTTCTTTCGTAAACACCCAATTACTGGTGACATAGTCAGAAAAACTGATACGGACGCAATCAAAAGGTCTGTTAGAAATATAGTCATGACCAACAAATTTGAAAGACCTTTTAAACCGAACTTTGGTGGTTCAATCAGAAATAAATTATTTGAATTAAATACTGATAGACAACTGAACAGAATGAGAAGGAACCTTGCAAAAGAAATAGAACAACTAGAACCTCGAGTAGAAAACGTTGATATAATATATGGTGACACTGATTCAAATTCATTAGAAATCACTATCTTTTACAATATCAAAAATGGTGCTCCACAACAAGAGGTTGATATAACAGTTTCAAGGACACGATAATGGCAGTAAAAAGTTCAAACCTACAGATAACCGATTTAGATTTCGATAACATTGCAGACAACCTTAAGAACTATCTTAAAGGTCAAGAACAATTCAAAGATTATAACTTTGAAGGTTCTAGTATGTCAGTTCTTGTCGACTTACTTGCATATGCATCTCACATTGGTGCCGTAAACACTAACATTGCAGCCTCTGAATTATTTTTAGATTCTGCTCAAATCAGAAAGAACGTTGTATCACGTGCAAAAGATTTAGGTTTTGTTCCTGCTTCTGAATCATGTTCTTCTGCATTCATTGATTTAGAAATGAAGAACGTAAGAAATGCAGACGGAACTCAACCAACAACTACAGATATGCAGTTAATGAGAGGAACAAACTTTGTGACTGTCTTTGACGGAAGTTCTTATAACTTTGTAGTGACTTCTACTAAAAGACCAACAACAAATAATTTATCATACAATTATAACAATGTTGAAATTGTTCAAGGAACATATGCACAAGATTCATTTATCTTTGATAACCAACTTGCAAATCCAAAGTTTGTATTGTCAAATGAAAGAGTAGACAAATCAAGAATGATAGTAAGTGTGACTTCGAATGGAGTTGCAGAAACTTATACACTTTCAACAGGTATATCAAATATCACAACCGAATCAAAAGTCTATTATGCACAAGAGAACGAAGAAGGATATGTAGAGATTTACTTTGGTGACGGAACACTAGGTAAAGCATTATCAGACGGAGATATTATAGACGTGACTTATATCATAGTTGACGAAGTTCATGCGAATGGTGCAAGTCAATTTGTTCTAAGTGGAACAGTCAATGGTTTCTCAAATTCTCATGTCACTAATGTGACAAAAGCAAGTGGTGGTGCAGAAAAAGAATCAATCGAATCAATCAAGTTTAAAGCTACGAAGTTTTACACTTCACAAAACAGACTTGTGACACTAAACGACTATAAAGCAAAAGTTCAAGAATACTATCCAAACGCAGATGCAGTTGCAGTGTGGGGTGGTGAAGATAACGACCCACCCGAGTATGGTAAAGTGTTTGTTGCACTTAAACCACAAAACTCAGACTATCTATCAGATACAGAAAAAGAATTAGTTAAATCTAAACTGAATGCATTGAACATGTTAACAGTTAGACCACAAATAGTAGATGCAGAGATTGTTAAAATACTTGTCACTTGTGTATTCAAATATAACGAGAATGCAACAGACTTATCAATCGGTGAGTTAGAAGCAATCGTAAACACTGCAATTCAAAAATTCGATACAGACAATTTAAACAACTTTGATGCAATCTTTAGACATTCAAATCTATTAAAAGCAGTTGACGATAGTAATACTTCTATTCTATCAAATACATGTAATATTAGATTAAGAAAAAGAAAGGATATCTTAGTTAGTGAAACCAAAGGTTATTCAGTGACTTTTGGTAATGCATTGTATAATCCTCATGGAGGACATAATTCAATGTCAGGTGGTATCACAACCACAACAGGTTTCTATGTATCAGGTGACTCAGTCAATGTTAATTATTTTGACGATGACGGAAATGGTAATCTCAGAAGATATTACCTATCAGGGTCAACTAGGATATATCAGGATAGTGCAGCTGGAACAGTTGACTATGCTTTAGGAAAGATTACAATCAATGCAATTCAGATTACCTCAACAGTTAATACTGATTCATCGATTGACTTCACTGTAGTCCCTTCAGGAAATGACGTAGTTGCAACTAGAGGTAATCTAGTTGACATATCTACTGATGACATTAAGGTATCAGGTGAAGTAGACACCATTGCAAGTGGTGAAAGTAGTGCTGGTGTAGGGTATACTTCTACCTCAACCAGTAATTATTAACAATTATGTGTAAGTGGTCGGGAGTCCCCCGAGTAGTTTCCCATTCATTTGGATTATAGGAGGAAAATAGAATGGCAGATAAAAAAATTAGTGCATTAACACAAGTGTCTGATACAGATATAGGTGCTGATGATTTACTTCATATTGTTGACAACCCAGGCGGAACACCAGTCAACAAAAAAATGACCATTGGTCAGTTGTTTGAAAATATCCCTACTCATTTAGCAGTAGACGATATCACTTCATTAACTGCAACTGCGTCAAACCTTGCTTCATCTTTTGCAAGTGAAATCACATTGTCAGGTTCAACTGCAGTTGAGTTCACTTTAGATGACGGAACAGACGTTGGTCAGATTAAAGTAATCTACAAGACAGATAGTTCTTCAGCAGCTGCTGAAGTGACAGTATCATCTTGGGGTTATTCTTCAGATACAACAGACCAAATCACTCTTGATGCACAAGGTGAAGCGGTTATTTGTATATGGAATGGTTCAAATTGGTTCCCAATTTCAAACCTAGGTGCAACATTAAGTTAAGATTATGTCTAACGATTTTAAAATAGAAAGACTTACCGATAGGTTAACGAACCTCTTACCTAGTTATATCAAGGAAGAGGCTCCAGTCTTTGAACTATTTTTAAAATCATACTTTGAATATCTAGAAAGTGAAATCATTACACTTTCTGCTCAAGGTGAACTAGACGGAATCATGTTGGAAGACAGTTCGGGGTCAGTTCTTGCTGAACCCCAAACTGTTCGACCTTCACCTGATGAAGACACTTCAAAATTATTACAAGAATCAACAGGTGCAAATCCAAACGCAACTGCCGACCCATGGACAGTGGGTGAATATGTAGTTGGTTCTGTATCAAAGTCAGTTGCAAAGATTACTTCCGTAAATGGATTACAAATTTACGTAAACTCAATTTCAGGTTTTGGTTTCTCAGAGGGAGAAACTATTACAGGAAGAAAGTCAAAACAAACAGGAACAGTTAGTGGTTATAAAGAGAATACCATTATTGCAAACAACAAGATATTAGATTACTCAGATATCGATAGAACTTCAGAAGACTTTCTTCAACATTTCCAAACAGATTTTTTACCTTCGTTAGACCTTAAACAAGCACAAAACAAAAGGTTAACGATTAAAGGTATATCAGATTTATACAAAGAAAAGGGAACTGCAGAATCATTAAAGTTCTTAATGAGGATTCTTTATAACGAAGATGCAGAGATTAGATATCCCGATAACGAAACAATTTACAACTCAGAATCAGATTACTCTCAGAAGAGAAGAGTAAACATTTTAATGTCAGACTTAAGAGTTGCACCAAGTGCTACAGACAAGATAATTCAATATGATTCAAATAATAAAGTTATTGCAAATTCAATTGTTGAAAACGTATTTCCAATCAATACAGAAACAGGAGAATATTCATTAGAGATTACAGACAATCATAAAGGTGAGTTCGTATATAATGAATTAGTATCACTCATTGATAGGGACGGAGTGTCAACTGCACAAGGAACACTTAAAGGTTTAATCTCAGATATTATTAACACTAGTTCTTCAACATATATTAGAAACGAAGAAGAAGATAGTAATTTATTATTCGAAGACGATAGTGGTATTGTATTAGAACAATCAAACGTAGGTTCATTGTATTCTTTAAATGATACTATTAATATATCAGGTTCTAAATTAGATACTGGAGCTACAATTGCAAGAACAGTTGTCAATGGTCTATTAGAAGGTGGTGTTGACCATATCTATATTGAAGACGCGGGAACTGGATATGCTGGTGGTGACCTAGTTGTCTTTGAACACGAAGGTCAAGGTAGTGGTGCAGAAGCAGTTATAGGTGCAGTCGGTGACGAAGTCATTTTAGAGGGTGCAACTGTTTGGGGTCAATACGAATATACTGCAATAGCAGGTGACCCAATTATTACTGGAACAGATAACAACGGAAACTATATCGTTTTTAATGACGAAAGTGTTGAAGTGTATCAAGACGGAATCTTGTTAACACCAATTACTGATTATACTCATAAAAACGATAGAGTTGTCTTAGTCAATCCACCCACTGGTGGAGAACTTATAGAAATCTATACAGAAAAAATGCGTCTTTTATCAGAAGACGAAAGTCCAGTTCAATTAGAAACAACTGCATCACATATTAGAAGTATTAAGATTAAGTCGCCTGGTGCTGGTTTCAAACAAGTTCCTAAAGTATACCCAGGCGGTTATATTTACTTTGACGACTTGACAGGTTTTACTGAAGGTGAAGTTGTCACTGGAACAAACTCAAATGCAACTGCAACTATTCTAAAGATTGACGGAGAAAACAAAAGATTAATTGTTAAAAGATTATCAACTGATACAGGTGCATTCCAAAGTGGTGAAGAGATTACTGGTGGAAACTCAAATACAATTAGACTAAACAAACAAGCAGTAGTGTCAAGTGGTGAAGGTGCGAAACTATTTGCATACTCAGATACTATTGGTGGTGTAGGTTCATTAAATATTCAAGAACAAGGTAATGCATTTAACTATGACGGAGTTATGGATTCAACTTCATACTTCCCTATGTTGATTACCACACCAACTGCAAACCTTACAAAAGATATTGTTCTAACAGGAAGAATCTCAGGTTCAACTGCAAAGGTTGTGACTTATGATGCAGATAGACACATATTAACTTACACTGATTTAAATGGTTGTTTCTTATCAGAAGAAGTTGTCGACTTCAATAACGTTGATACATTTAAGATTTTAAAATCAAATCCATATCAAGCAAGAGGTAAAGTTGCTGGTGAGGGTGTGATACAAGAACAATTACTTGGAGATAAATCCACACTTGATGCAAGTGCAAGTAATATACAAGACGGAAAATTCTATCAGACACATTCATATGTGATTAAGGTTGGTGAAAGTATAAACAAATACAGGTCAGTTGTCAAGGACTTATTACACCCAGCTGGTCATATATTCTTTGGTGAGGTTGCAATCAAACAAACAATCAACAATGAGATTGAAGAACAAATTAGATTTAGACCAACGATTGTTATTCATGAAGAACCAGTATTAACACAACCTAATGCCTTTGCAAACTCAATGAGAAAGATTCTTCTTTGGACTACTGAAGCAGAAATGAATGACCCATTAGTTGTTCTACAAGACGCAGGTGTTCCAACACCTGAAACAGACCCAAGAACTGGTCTTGCAGTCACCGAACCATTTACAGAGTATGGTGACTCTTCACATAGAAATAGACACTTAAACATTTTTAAAATTCAAAACTTTGTAGTAGGAACTACAAGTAGACCTTATAGAACAGAACAACACTTTGGAGTAGACACAAAAGAAATAACAGTGACGAACAATGGTGTTCAAAACATTTATGAAGTAAACGGAACAGACCAAGCAACAATCAATTTAGTTCAAGGTCATGTATATCATTTCAATCACCCAACAGCTCACCCATTTAAATTCTCAACGACACCCGATGGAACACATGGTGGAGGAGTTGAATACACTACAGGTGTTCATGTAAGAGGTGATAATATAGTAGAATTAAGGACTGATGAAAATACACCTTCAGTATTATATTACTATTGTCAACATCATAGTGGTATGGGTGGAACAGTTGGTGTTGCACCATTCACAAGAGCAACTTCAATTGCAATAGATACAGCAGACCATGATTACGTAGTTAGAAGTAATGAAAGAAGACCTTCATATGAAGGAAAAATAGTTTCAACTGGAAGTCAACAGGACGAAGTGTTCTTATTAGAAGACGGATATAAATTCATATATGAAGAAGAGTTATATTCCTTTGGTCTAGAACCAACACTAATAGAACATGAAAATGGTGTGACTGTAGGTGATTCAATATTACTAGAAGATGGTAATAATATCATAATGGAAGATGCAACGTTTGATGATATACAAGATAATTATATCTCAACTGAAAGGACTTCAATCATAAGTCATGCACCTTTAGGAGGGACTTTACGAAGTCTAAATACAATAACAGGACAAAGAATTTTTGATATATCATATTATCTAAAAGACGAAACAGATAATGATGATTTTATTTTAGAAGATGGAACAGGTAATATCATGAGTGAGGAATCAAAACCCGAAGGTTTAAGAATCTCAGACATTGAAACCTATTTCCCACAACATACAGTTAACTATTATTCAGACGTTCCAAATTTAAGGACGAATATTGCATTTAGTTCTTATATAAAGTCTGCATAGTGTTATAAATAGTATATAAATAATCTGAGGAGATTAAGAAAATGGCAGCAATAATAACGGAAAAGTTTCGAATCCATAATGCGAAACAATTTAAGGAAGACTTTGGTGAGAGTGCCTCGTCAAGTTATATATTCATAGGACGTTCATTCGATTGGACTGATGAGAACAATCCACCTTCACCTGCGAATGCAGTTGGTGAAGAGATAGATTCATATGCAGACATGATTGCTATGAAGAAGGTTTCTTCTTCAGACGTATCTCATGGTTTGACAAGATATGATTGGACTTCAGGAACTTCATATGACGAATATGCACATGATTATAGTGCAAGTAATACAAGTCCAGCAACAAGTTCAAACAACTTATACGATTCAAGATTCTTTGTAATCACTGATGAATACAATGTGTATAAGTGTATCAGAACTGGTAGAGATAGTTCAGGTGCTGTGGTAGTATCAGACGTAAAACCAACAGGAACAAGTCCAACTTCATTAGTAGAAACTGCCGACTCGAATGCTGCCTCAGGTCGTGGTTATATTTGGAAGTATATGTATACAATTTCTGCCTCAGAAACTATTAAATTTGTCACTAACGACTTCATTCCAGTAAAAACTATCGGTGCTCAAACTGAAGTTGACGGAACAGGTTCAGGTGGTGCAATCGGTTCAGCTGCAACTGATGATGGTTCTGCTCAATGGGACGTAGAAAACTCTGCAGTAGACGGAGGTATTCACCATGTAAGAGTGACTAATGGTGGTGCTGGTTATCAAGACGGAACACATACAGGTGTTTCAATTGTCGGAGATGGTTCAGGTGCAACTTGTGAAGTTGTAGTAGCCTCAGGTGTAATCACTCATGTTAATGTGACTGCAGTTGGTTCAGGATACAAACGTGCTTCAGTAGACGTATCAGGTATCTCAGGAATCGGAAGTGGTTCTAATGGTGCAATCAAACCAATCATATCACCTTTCTATGGACATGGTGCAGACCCAGTTCAAGAACTTGGTGGAAACTTTATTTGTGTTAATGCAAGATTAGAGTTTGCAGAAGGTTCAGGTGACTTCCCAGTAGATAACGATTTTAGAAGGATTGGTCTTATCCAAGACCCATTCAATGTTGGAACTACAACAGTTGCAACCTCAACTTCATTAGCTGCATATTCACAAATGACACTTTCAACAGTGACAGATTTAAACGTAGACGATACTATTATGAGTGCGTCAATAGACGGAAGTGGTGTTGCAGTATCTAAAGTTGTATCAATAAGTGGTAATGTTGTTTCTCATGTCCCAGTTGCAAATAGTGCTGGTGGATATGTAGACTTTACTGCAAGTGATACAGCATATTGGACAGGAAACAGTGGAACAGTTAACTCAGTTAACGCTGCGTTCCCTGAAGTTGAAAGATATTCAGGTCAAATAATGTATGTCGAAAATAGGGGTGCAGTGACAAGAGCTGCCGACCAAATCGAAGATATCAAACTGATTATCGAAATGTAATTAATGGGGTCTATTGACCCCACAAGAGAGAAAACATGGCAGAGAAAACTGATTTAAATATATCACCCTATTATGACGACTACAGTCAGAGTAAAAACTTCCATAAGGTCTTATTCCGTGCGAGTAGACCTCTTCAAGCAAGGGAATTAACTCAGTCACAATCTATCCTACAAAATCAAATTGAAAGATTTGGTAATCATATTTTTGAAGAAGGTTCGATTGTCACTGGTGCTCAAACTGATGTCGATATGGAACTTTACTTTGTTAAGGTAAAGTCTTCTAATCCAAATTCACAAGGGTCAGATTCAGTAGAAGAATACAGAACTTCTTTCCATGGTAAAATACTACAAGGTAAAACAACAGGTGTCGTAGGTAAAGTTGTCACTTCAAGTGCAGAATCTTCAGACGACCCAATCACATTATTCGTTAGATATCAATCACAAGGAACAGATGCAAATAATTCATTTACTTTTGCAGCTGACGAAGAACTACATGAAGTAAGTGTAGACGAAAATGGTGCAATATCAGACGTATTAAACAATAACGAATTCCAAGTCGACTCTCAAACAGTATTATCTAAACCAATCGGAAGAGCTTCGATTGCAAACATTTCAGAAGGTGTTATATTCATTAGAGGTTTCTTTGTAAAAGTTCCAGCACAAGAACTTATCTTAGAGAAATACTCAGGTGCTCCTTCATATAGAGTCGGTTTAACAGTCGTAGAGAAACTAATATCCTCTTCAGAAGATTCTTCTCTATTAGATAACTCACAAGGAACAACAAACGAAAACGCTGCTGGTGCAGATAGACTTAAGTTTGAATTGAATTTAAGTAAGTATGCACTTACTACAACAGACGATGCAGATTTTGTTGAGTTAGTCAGAGTTAATGGTGGTCTAATAGAATTAAAAGTAGACAAACCAATATACAATGAAATCGAACATACTCTTGCACGAAGAACTTTCGATGCAAATGGTGATTTCGTTGTAAGACAATTTACACCAAGTTTAAAAGAACACTTAGACGATACAATTAATGGTGGAGTCTATTCAAAAGTAAATGGTGGTGACGAATCTAAGTTCGTCATGCAAGTATCGCCTGGTAAAGCATATGTTAAAGGTTATGAAATTGAAAAGATTGGAACAACAACAATCGGTCTTCCAAAAGCAAGGTCAACAGTTTCATTAGACAATGCAAACACACCAGTAAGAATAGGAAACAAATTAAGAGTCACAAACGTCCATGCATTACCCGAGTTTGGTAATGAGAGTGGAATAGATACACTAGACCCATATCAAGTTGCAGAACTTTTTGATACAACAGGAAGTGCTGGTGCAACTAATACTAGTGAGAAGATTGGTCTATGTAGAATAAGAAACATAGACGAACATACAACAGGGGTGTATAACCTATACTTGTTTGATATTAAAATGTTAACAAAGATTAACTTAGTATCAATCACAAATGCAACACCAGTTTTAGTTGGTCAAAGAATAGAAGATACAACAACTGGTGCTCATGGTATCGTTGCAGAAGTAGATTACTCAAATAACTATATCAAAGTTCATGATTTAGTAGGAACCTTTGGTGTAGGAAATCAAATAGCTGCAACTGGTGGTGGAAACTCTTCAGGATTCGTAATCGATTCTGTTAGAACATACAACATTGACAGAGCAAGAGGTATTTCTCAAATATCAAACAACACTGCAAGAGAAATATTTACTGCAGACGTTGTCACTGATTTATTAAACACTCTAACAGGAACAGTAATCTTTGGAACTAACACTGCACTTACAGGTTTCGGAACTAAATTTGGAACAGAATTAAAAGAGGGTGATATAGTTTATAACCCAGTAGATACAACAAATTATGTTATTGCAAGTGTCACTGATGATACAAATGCAGTATTAACTGGTGCTTCTTCAGTTGCATTCCAAGGTAATGTGACACGAAGACGTGCAACATTATACGACCAAAACCAAACTGCGTCAATATTCGCATGGCCAAGAAACTGGGTTAAATCACATACAGGTGAATCGGTCACTGTTAGACGACAGTTCACAACTGAAATATCAGGTGGTCAGTTCTCAATAACAACGGGTGCAAATGGTGTATTCGGTGCTGTAAACAAAGATAACTTTACAATTGCAGTTGTTGAAGAACAATCAGGTGGTTCATTTACAAATGGAGATTTAATTGACCCCGATACACTTAGTGCAAACACTCAAGTATCAGGTTCAGGACAACAGATTACATTCAGTGGTATTAATGCAAACAACGATGGTGCAACTGTAAGAGTATCATATACTGTTCAAATAACAGACCCAGTTAACAGAAATAAAACACTTAGAAGTGCAAGATTATTAAAAGTATCAGAGAACTCAGGTGGTAATTTCTATGGTTGTGGATACGACAACAAAGAAATATCATTGGGTGTTGCAGATGCATTTAAGGTTCATGCAATATATGAAGGTGTTGACGGAAGTGCATTACCACCTAAATTTCAAACAACTACAACTTCAGGAACTTTTGCAAACTACGAAGAGGTTGTAGGACAAACTTCAGACGCACGTGCAATCATTATTACGTTTGCTGGTGATGGTGCTGATACATATTTCTATTACAAAAATGATAATAGATTTATTGATTCAGAAGTTATTATAGGACAAACTTCAAATGCAGTAGGAACATTATCTAATATTTCTACAGGTTCACCGAACATAACAAATAGATATTTCTTTGATAATGGTCAGAGAGATGGTTTCTATGATTTATCAAAATTAGTATTGAAGCCTGGTGAACCAACACCAAACAATCAAATATTAGTAGTGTTTGATTACTTCCAAGCTTCAGGTGGTGGAGATTACTTTGATGTAAATTCATACTCAGGTATTGAATACAAAGATATCCCAGTATACTCACCAAACAAAGTTGACTTGGGTGGTTTAGAACCCGATGGAACTTTTGAGTTATCAGACTCAGTTGATTTCAGACCTATAGTTGGTCAGGTTCTAGGAAATGCTTCTTTTGGAACAGACAACAACCAAAGTCCTTTAACTGCAACAGACTTATCAGACGAAAGTGGTCAAGGTGCAAGATACGCTCCTTTTGCATACGAAGATGGACGTTCATTCTTATCAACAAGAACAAACATATCTTCAACTGGTGCAAACCATGTTGATACTCCAGTTTCAGGTTCAAGTGTTATCGGTGATATAGAATTCTATGTTGGAAGAATAGATAAAATCTTCTTACATAAGTCAGGTATATTCCAAACTTCAACAGGTAATCCTGCGTTATCACCAACTAAACCAAAAGCAATTGACGATAGTATAGAACTTTTTGAATTACAAATTCCACCTTATACTAACAAATTAAGTCAGATTAAAATAAGGTCACAAGACCATAGACGATATACCATGAAGGATATCGGAAAGATTAACAACAGGGTCACTAACTTAGAAAGAATCACTTCACTATCATTACTTGAGAAAGATACTCAATCAAAACAGATATTAGATGCAGACGGATTCGATAGATTCAAATCAGGTTTCTTAGTAGATAACTTTAGAGGTCATAAGATTGGTGACGTAAATCACCCCGACTATAAGTGTTCTATCGATACTAAAATGGGTATGTTAAGACCTCAGTCTTATCAACAGTTCTTTGATATAGGATTAAACACTAATGCTTCTTCGAACTATACGAAGACTGGTGACTTAATTACATTACCTTTTGAAGAAATCAATTATGTAGACCAAAGTAAAGCATCAAGAACATTAAACGTAAACCCATATCACGTTTTTGCTTTCGTAGGTAATGTCAAGTTAACACCTGAAACAGATATATGGCAAGATACAGAACAATTACCTGAAGTAAGAATCAACAGAGAAGGAAACTTTGATGCAGTGTTATCAGAAAACACAAATGCATTAGGAACTGTATGGAACAACTGGCAGACAACATGGGTTGGTGAACCAGCTGTTGTATCTTCTGAAGTGCAATCAACTTCAAATGGTTCATGGTCAGGTGACCCTTCCCAAGGTGGTGAATGGAATGCTGGTCTAGAGATAACAAGAGAAATTACAGAAACACCTGAGATTCAAACAAGAACAGGTGTCACAACTTCAGTCGTTGAAGATTTTGTAGAAACAAGAAACGATAGAATTGTATCAGTATCAATTATACCTTTCATGCGTGCAAGGACTATTGAGATAGATGCAACTAACTTAAAACCAAACACAAACCATTACTTCTATTTTGATAATGTGAATGTTAATAAATTCATAAGACCTCAGAGTGGAAGTTATTCACAAGACGGAGGAACAACAGTTTCTTCAAATTGTAAAACAGACGGAAACGGAAGATTACGTGCATTCTTTGAATTACCAAATAATTCAATCAATAGATTCCCAACGGGTCAAAGAGAATTAAGAATTACTTCTTCATTCTACAATTTAAGTAATCCTGCTTCAAATGGTAGTGCTGTATATCAAGCACAAGGTTTATTACAATCTTCACAAACTGAAATTGTATCAACAAGAAATGGTAGAGTAGTCACTGAAAGATTACAAGGTTCAAGGTCAATGGACAGAAGAGGTGAGAGATTAAACTCAGCACCTTTTGATACAGAAGCACCTGAGGTAAGAGTCAATGAGATTCCTGAAGATACAGTGGAATTACCAGTCACACCACCAGCTGCACCTGCTATACCACCTGAACCTGAACTTTTCTTACCATTACCAGCACCCGTTCCACCAGTTGTATTGGAAGATAGAAGAAACAGAGCACCTTCTACACCAGTAAGATTTGGAAGAGGTTCAAGATTAGATAGAGGTTGGGGTGACCCACTTGCACAATCATTCTTATGTGAAGCAGATGGTGGTATGATGTTAACTTCAGTTGACGTGTTCTTTGAAACAAAAGACGCTTCAATGCCTGTTTCTGTAGAAGTCAGAACCATGGTAAATGGATATCCTGGCCAGACAGTATTACCTTTCTCTACAGTGACACATAATCCTTCTGCAGTTAACACTTCTTCAGACGGGTCAGTTGCAACAACATTTACTTTCGATTCACCAGTATACGTAGAAGAAAACGTAGAGTATGCATTGGTTGTATACTCAAACTCAAATGAATACAATATGTTCATTTCAAGAATGGGTGAGAAAGACCTTGCAACAGGACAAACAATCGCAGGACAACCATATGCTGGTTCATTATTCTTATCACAAAATGCTTCTACATGGACTGCAGAACAAACTGATGATATGAAGATTAAAATCAAAGTTGCAAAATTTGACACTTCAAAAATATCAGATTTAAGATTTGAGAATGATGCATTACCAGTTTCAACTTTACAAAACAATCCAATTGAAACATATAAAAATCAAACATATGTAAAAGTATACAACTACTTACACGGAATGTATGATTCAGTTGGTGATAAAGATAACGTAGTTATTGCTGGTCTAACAGGTGAGAAAGAAAACTCACTGTTAACAATTGGTAATATTTCAACTTCAAATGGAACACCAGCAGACACAAGTTATTTTGACGTAAGTGACGGAAAAGCAAAATTCAATGTCACTGTTTCAAGTGGTGCTGTGACTAGTATGTTAATCGAAGAGCCTGGACATGGATATACTGTAGGTGAAACTGTCACAATAAACAACTTTGATGCAGAACAAGCTGGAACCACTACACTTCAATTCGAAGTGTTATCAGTAGGTGATACCATAGGTGGGTGGCCAGTTGATTCATTAAATGCAACATTTACAAATATAGATAACAGAGGAATCGATTCATTTACAATCACACCTGATGTTTCTGCATATAACTTTATCTCAGGATATAATGGTGTAGACAATACAGTGGGTGGTGGAAGTGTTGCAACATGTTCAAGAAACTATTACTTTGACGGATTGCATACAATGATACCTTCAGTTGCAGTTAAGAATACACAAATACTTTGTAGTGTATATACAACTGCAATGAGTTCACCCGAAGGTTATATAGACGGAACTGCATATGTGAAAGATAACACTAGTGATTTCATAACACTGAATGATAACACATTCTTTAGTTCACCAAGTGTAGTTGCCTCTGCAATTAACGAACAAAACGAAATGTCTTCAACTAAGTCATTCGAATGTCAATTACAACTTGCTTCATTCAACCCGAATGTATCACCAGTGATTGACGTAGGAACAATTGGTGTAATTGGTTTTGCAAACAGATTAAACAACATAGATAGTAGTTCAGATGTCCCTACAGGAACCACATATATCCCTTCTACAGACCCCGAGGGAGATTCTAATGCAATGGTATATGTGACACGTAAAGTGAACCTTAAAACACCTGCTACGAGTCTTAAAGTTATTGCAGACTTCTTTAGACCACCAACAACCGAGTTGAAAGTCATGTATAAGATTATTAAGAATGACGAAGATACTCCTTTAGATGATGTCGGGTTTGAATTCTTCAATACAGATGGTTCACCTGATACTTCGATTGAAGCAGACGGAAGAAACTTTAAAGAATATGAATTCACTGCAAATGACTTGCCTGAATTCAGTGCTTTTGCAATTAAGATTGTTGGTCAAGGAACAAACACTTCATCAGTTCCATTAGTGACTGCATTAAGGACAATGGCACTTGCATAATGAAAGATATTGAGTATGTAAAAGTTGAAGGTCACTCACACTTAGTGAGGGACGATAGTTCTCACGGAATTGTTAATACAGATGTAGAACAATATAAATTAACAATGAAGAGAAGAGAACTTATGAGAAACACACGTGAGGAGATAAATAATTTAAAGAGTGACATGGACGAAATTAAATCTATGTTAACACAACTTATAGAGAAAGTATAATGGCAAAAACAGTAGACCAATTTTCAACGATAGAAAATTTTAGAACCAAGTATAACGAACTTGCAGTTGACGTTGGAGAATTGAATGGCCTTAGAACAGAAGAAACTGGAAACATTGTTGATGCACTTAATAGTTTAGAAGATAAATCATTCTTCTTTCAAGAGTTTAAATATAGTGCAACTAGTGGTCAAACTGTATTCTCAGGTAATGATTCTGCAAACAATTCACTTGTTTTTAGAAGTGAAAGAATCCAAGTATTTAAAAACTCAGACCATTTACTTTTAGGAACAGATTACTCAATCGGTGGTGTTGACGGAAACAAACATACAGAAATTACACTTAACGTAGGTGCAAGTGCAAGTGACGTTATCACTATCTATGCATATACAGGTTCATACTTAGGAAGTGCAATTGGTGCTGGTGGTGGAACAGACGGACAGTTTACTGAAACAGCACAAAATACTATTTACAATAAAAACTCAAATGGTATAATATTAAATGGTTCTGCAACTGGAAGAACAACTACACTTACAACACCTGCGAAAATAGAATTCGATTCAGGTGGAACAGGTATATTCTCACAAGAATCTATAACTTTCCAGCCTGGAGCAAGTGTCACTGCAGATTCTTTTGTTGGTGATTTAACTGGAGATGTCACTGGAAACCTCACTGGAAATGTCACTGGAAATGTTTCAGGGAGTTCAGGAACAGTCACAAGTATATCTACACATTCTGCAAGTGGATTATCAGACATTAATTATACCACAACACCTTCAAATGGTCAAATCCTTACATGGGATAATGCAAATGGATATTGGGAACCAGCAGATAACCAATCTCTTTCTACATTAAGTGGTGATACAGACGACCTTACAGAAGGAACAACTAATTTATTTTCTACGACAGAAAGAATTCAAGATGCAGCTGCTTCAATGATTACAGGTGCAACACATAGTAATATATCAGTGTCGTATGATGATAATGCTGGAACACTTTCATTTACTGCTGGTGCAACATATACAGACTCAGACGCAAGAGGTGCTATTGCTGGTGGTGACGGACTTGCATATAATTCTTCAACAGGAAACATGAGTGTAAATACTGCAAAAGGAATCGAAATAAATAATGATACAGTTGAGTTAGACTATGAAACAGTTAACTCCGCACCCACAAGTGCAAGTGGAACAGTAGAAGGTCACTTGTGGTTTGTTATATAATGAGATGAAATGTCAGACGAAATTTACATTAATATAGGAAGTTCTTTTCAGCAACCTTATCAAGGTCAGACACCCGCTAATGCTCAATCGCCAGAAGTTAAACAGATTGTAAAACAAACAGATGTTAGTAGTCAAACACTTTATCAAAGTCCAAGTCAGACTCCTACAACATATAGAAACCCAGTAAATGCACAAACAGATATAAATGCACAAGAGAGTAATCCATTTACTTTTGATGCACAACAACAGATAGATTATCAAAGTCCTTTTAGAAGTCCTTCGATAACACAAGTAGATTCACAACAACCAAGTCCTTATATTGCACAAAGTGAATATCAGAGTCCTTTTACTTATCAGATAGAAGGTCAACAACCAATAAACGTTGGAAGTCCTTATATAGACCGCTCTCCATATATTACTACAGTAAATGTTCAACAGGTAGGGCCTGTTTCTGTTCAAAGTCACTCGTTTGGTCGTTCACCATATATCTATTGGTATCAAATCGAAAATGTAAAATATAAGGAACCAATAGAAGACTTTATTTTTTATCAAGGGCCTCAGGGAGATGGTTGGGACGTGACGGGTAGTGCTCAATGGCTTCATGCAACACGAACACCAGTAATAAAACAAGGTGCTATTACTCAAGTTGCATATACCCAGCCTGGAACTGGTCAGGTTCTAGTTCAACAACCTATAGTATTTCAGTATAATGGATTTCCAGTTTCATATACATTGCCTGCTCGTTCTTCGTCAGCACCAACAATTGTGAGAACGCCAGGTTTTGTTGCACAAAATCCAGTGCAAGTTCCTGCCGATGCACAACAAGAAATTCAAGCACAACAACCCGTGATTGGTAGAAGTTCTTTTAGAACACCACATAATGCACAACAACCTCTAAGACAACCTTTAGAACTTCAACAACAGATAACTGTTCAAGCAGACCAAGACGTTCAGAACCAAGTTAGAGCTCCTGCTAGACAACCAAGTCCATATATTGCACAGGCACAACAACAGAGTCCGTATATTGCACAACAACCTTCTACATATCAGAATCCAGTGAATAAACAGGTAGCTACTCAGAATGATGCAAGACAACCTAACATTTATCAGGTTAGTTATCAGGTTCCGTATATACATAGGTCACCTTATATAACTCAAACACCTTATGCAACAAGTAGAACTATCGGCCCGATTGCAAAAGTAAAGGCAATTTATCTAAATAAAGACGGACAGAATATTGAAAAAATAGACCAAGTTTACGTAAATAACGCAGGAACAATAGAGAAAATTCACCAAACAGTCCCAGCTGCTAGATTTAGTAAGAATCCAAGTAATACTCAACAATAATTTCGTATAAATAGTTATATGGCTATTATTGCAAATATCTTTATCGACCAAGGAACAGACTTCAGTATCACTGTAGACGTGACTGATTCAACAGGTGACGCACTCAATATGAGTGGTTATACTGCAAGTGCTCAGATACGTAAGACCTACAGTTCTTCTACTGCAAGTGCAACCTTTGGAACTTCAATTGCAGAAGCAACAGGTCAAGTGACATTAACACTTGACGATACAGCAACTACTGCATTAGAAGCGGGAAGATATGTATACGATATGAACATCACCAGTGGTGGTGGTCAAACAACAAGAGTAGTAGAGGGACAAGCAATTGTCACTCCAGGCGTCACGAGGTAAATTATGTCAGGAATAAAAGGAACAATATCAAGAGTAGCAACCATAGGTGGTCGAGTAGCAGGACAAGGAAATATCCGTGCTAAACAGGTCGCAATCGGTAATTCATCTTCTAATGTAAACCTTTCTGCAAAATCTATCAATGAACTTGCAGATGTAAATGCTTCAGAAACAGATGACGGACTACTTTCATACGATGCTGAAACAGATAAGTGGACAACCACAACTGTTTTAGATGGTGGAACGTTTTAATCGTATAAATAAATATACACAAATCAAGGATACCGACCAGTGAAGGTATCGACCCACATTGTGAGTGGATTAGTTTTATATTATGAATCTCTCGGGATAGTGAACGAGAATTAATTAATTAATTTTACATAAACTATAGGAATAGAAAAATGGCAACAGTTATTCAAATCAAAAGAAGCACAGGCTCTGCCGCTCCAGCTGTATCAGACTTAGCTGAGGGTGAATTAGCTTATGTGCAAGATAGGAGTAATTCAGGTGCTAGTGCAAAACTTTTTATTGAATCAGTAGATTCTGATAACAGCACTCCTTTAATACAAGCTATTGGTGGTAAGTATTATACGGATATGTTAGCAGGTTCTTCTGCAACACCTTCCGACTTTTTAGTTGGTAATGGTTCAACCTCAGGTGGTTCATTAAAGTTAATGGAAGATTCAGACAACGGAACAAACTCCGTTGCATTGAAAGCTCCCGATACACTAGCAGCGAATGTATCCTTTGTTCTGCCTTCTTCAGATGGTAGTGCAAACCAAGTATTAGGAACAGACGGGTCAGGAAACTTATCTTTCTTATCTACTACTTCAACACTTGCTGGTGCATCAGACTCAGACATTTCTAACCCTGCTTCAGGACACATTCTTGTTCATGACGGGTCAGATTCGTTTGACAACGTAGCAATCAGTGGTGATATTTCACTTGCATCAAGTGGTGCGGTGACAATTTCTGCTGGTGCAGTAGAATTCTCAATGTTAGATGGTGCAATGGTTCAAACATCAGCTGAATTAGCTGGTGTAAATGGATTCGGTGATAATGACACCTCAGTCTTGACAGCTGCAGCGGTTCAAGACCTTATTGAATCAAAAGTGACTGCAGAAGACCTAGACGTAGCTGGTGACAGTGGAACAGGTGCAGTCGACTTAGATTCACAAAGTTTAACAATCGCTGGAACATCTAACGAGATTGAAACTTCTGCTTCAGGACAAACTATAACAGTAGGTTTACCAAATGACGTGACAGTCGGAAACGACTTAACAGTCACAAATAACTTAGTTGTTTCAGGTCAATTACAATCAGACGATATTACTGCAGCGACAATGACTGCTTCAGGAAACGTTGTTGTGACAGGAAACTTAACAGTTAACGGAACTACTACAACTGTAAACTCAACAACTACTTCAGTTGCTGACCCAGTGTTTGAAATCGGTGACGATGGTTCAGATGATAACCTTGATAGAGGTTTGAAATTTAAGTATAACTCAGGTGGTGCAAAAGTAGGTTTCTTCGGATACGATGATACCGACGCTGCATTTACATTTATACCTGATGCAACTGATTCATCTTCAACTTTCTCAGGAACAGCTGGTAATGTTAAATTTGGTGGATTAGCACTTTCGGGTTCAATCACATCAATTGACGGGTCAGCTCCTACAGCAGGTCAGATTCTAATCGGTCATGGAACTAATGGTGACATGGCACTTGGAACACTTACTGCTGGTGAAGGTATTGATGTCACAAATGCAGACGGAAGTATAACCCTTTCAGCTGAAGATGCAACAGACTCTAACAAGGGTATTGCTTCATTCTCCGCTTCTTACTTTACAGTGACTAGTGGTGACGTAGCAATTAACGATGCAACAACTTCAACAAAAGGTATAGCTTCATTCGACTCAGATAATTTCACACTCACTTCAGGTGATGTTGCAATTACTGCTATTGATGGTGGAACATTTTAATAATAGTTAATCAATAATAGGAGAGTCAAATGGCAACTGTAATTACATTTAAAAAGAGTTCTACTCAGAATGCAACCCCAGGCGTAAGTGACCTAGTTCTTGGTGAATTAGCAGTCAATACTTACCATGGTAGGTTTTATACTGAGAAGAATGATGGTTCGGCTGCCGTTGTCGAGGTAGGGTCAGTCCCCGCCTCTTTGACAATTAATGATGCTATTACATTTCCAACTTCAGATGGAACATCAGGACAAGTATTACAAACAGACGGAAGTGGAACACTTTCTTTTGCAGACTCATCGTCTTCATCAGATAATGTATTCACTTACACTGTATCTTCTAACCAAACAATTTTCTCAGGAAATGACGATGACGGACAAACATTGTCCTATTCGATTGGTGAAGAACAAGTATACCTAAATGGTGTTTTATTAGTAGACGGAGGTGCCGACTACGCAACAACTAATACTTCTACAATCACATTACAAGCAAATGCAGTAAGTGGTGACGTAGTTGTAATTAGAACGCCTGGTTCTGCGTCAACAAGTGCTTCTACAGGAAGTTCTGACTTGACAACAACAAATGCAGACCAAGCATTATTGTCGGTTCCCGTTGCAAACAAAGCGATTAAAGTCAACTTGGTTGCAACCCACTCTACAGCAGGAGCTCACTTTGCAGAAGTCGTAGTAGTAAATGACGGAAGTGATTCTTATATCTCACAATTTGCAGACACATTTACAGGTTCAAGTCTATTCAGTCTTGCAACTGATATTAGTGGTTCAGATATGAGATTGTTAATCACTCCAACAAATACTAATACAAGTGTATCCAGTTCATATATTAAACTTCCAGCTGCTGGAAACTCTACAACATTCTCTGCTACAACAGCAGACCAAGTGTTAGCTAGTGTTTCAACAGGAATTAAGGGAGTTAAGTTTGAATTAGTAGCAACTCATGCTACTGCGGGTTCACACTATGCAGAAGTGACTTTAACAAACGATGGTTCGGACGCATACTTCGTCCAGTTTGGTGACGTGTTCACTAATGCTTCATTGTTTACATTGGACGCAGACGTGTCAGGAAGTTCACAAAGAATTCTGATTACACCTGCTAATACTAACACAACTGTTTCAGTTAAGAAAACAACATTATAGGAGATAAGACATGCCTAAGACAAATGCTTTTAAAATTGCTGAGTTAATCCGTGCTATCACTTTTGATGTTGATAATGACGAAATAGTGACAAGTAAAGCCATACAGTCTAAGAATAAAAAGACTGGTGGAACAACATATACTGCAACAACTCAAGTTGCACTCGATACTTTTGCACATGCAAGTTTCAGAGCTGCAAGATACGTTATTGCAATGGACGAGGGAACAAACTTCCACTCAACCGAAATTATGTTAGTCCACGATGGTTCTGCAGTGACTATGACTTCATATGGAACATTGAAAGATACCAATCTCGCAACATTCGATGCAGATATTAATGGTGACAATGTAAGGTTGTTAATAACACCTGCTAGTGCTAATAGCACAATCGTCAAATTTGATAGAACAGTGGTAGACGCTTAACATCTAATTTAAAAAACTAAGGGGGTTCTTCGGAACCCTCTTTTTTTAGCCTGAAAAAAACCATAAATAGATTTAGACAATTTAAACGAGTTTTTTATGGCAACCAATTCGAAATTCATTGCAGATTTAGGTTTAAAAACTGATGCAGACTTACAAGTAGACGGAAATATAACTGTATCAGGTAATCTAACTGTAAATGGCACAACCACAACAGTTAATTCCACTACAACTTCAGTGGAAGACTCGATGCTGGAACTTGCAAACCAAAATACTAGTTCAGATACACTTGATATAGGTATTTACGGAAATTATGATGACGGATTGGGTGACGGAGCCTCAGAATACACTGGATTATTCAGAGATGCAACAGATTCAACTTGGAAATTATTTGACGGACTAGAAGTAGAACCAACAACTACAGTTAATACTAGTGGTTCAGGTTATTCACTTGCAGATATACAGGTAGGTGACTTAACAGCTACGACTTTGACTGCAACCAACAGTCTTACAGGGTCTTCTATCACCTATCCTACCTCAGACGGAACAAACGGACAAGTTCTTACAACGAATGGTAGTGGAACATTATCTTTTGCAGATGCAAGTGGTGGATTAGAGTCGGGAACAGTCACAACAACTTCAACAAGTATAACAAATTTAGATAGTATTGCAATTGCATCATACAGAGGTGCAAAATATTCAATAACAATATCAGATTCTACTAGTGGTGTGTATCAAATAACAGAATGTCATGTAATTCATGACGGAACCAGTGCTAGTATAACACAATTTGGAACAGTATTGCAAGGTGGTTCAAGTGAATTGGGAACATTTACAGTAGATATTAATAGTGGAAACTTGAGATTGAGAGTTGCAAGTGCAACAACCAATTCAACAGTATATAAGTTCAAAAGAATCGACCATTCCGTATAATTTTTTTTGTCTTTTTTTAAAATAAACCAAGATTATCTAAATCTTAAAGGACTCTAGTTCCTAAATACTAGGGTAAAATCAAAGTAAAAGAGGACTTTTCTAAATGGCAACACAAAATACGTTTGTAATTGAGTATGGATTGACTGTAGGAACAACCGAAGTCATATCAAGTGCGGGTAAACTTGCTTCTTCAGCACTTTCATTACTAGATACTGACAACCTAACAGAAGGGTCAACGAATAGATACTTTTCTAACACCCTTGCAAGAGGTGCTATATCACTTGCAAGTGGAGAATCAAATTTAAGTTATAATTCATCTTCGGGTGAATTTTCATTACCACAAGTAGATGGGGGAACATTTTAATGACAGCTAAGAACTTTATAATCAAGAATGGTCTTACAGTCGGGACAACAGAGGTTATAGACAGTTCAGGAAGACTTACAGGGACTTCCATAACTGATTCGATTGACGATAGAGTCAATACCCTCTTGACTGCGGGAACAGGAATCTCATTATCATATGATGATTCTGCGGGAACTTTAACAATTACAGGACAGCAAGGTGACGTGACTGGAGTCACTGCTGGAGATGGTTTAACAGGTGGTGGTTCATCAGGTGATGTGACACTTGCAGTTGGTGTAGACGATAGTTCAATCGAAATCAATTCAGATGCACTAAGAGTAAAAGCAAGTGGTATCACAAACTCAATGTTAGGTGCCTCTTCAGTTAACTATGGTGGAATTACATTAAATCTAGGTGAATCAGACGCAACACCTGCTTTTGATTTAACAGATGCAACAAACTATCCAACTTCAAGTCTATCAGGAACTATTACAAATGCTCAATTAGCAGGTTCAATTGCAAATGATAAACTTGCAAATAGTTCAATCACAATCAACTCAAATGCAACTGCATTGGGTGGTTCAGTCACTTTAGACACTGGTGATTTAGCAGAAAATGGAAATTTATATTATACTGATGCAAGAGTTCTATCATACTTAAGTGGTGGAACATATGCTGGTCATATCATACCAAGTGCTGATAACACATACGACTTAGGTTCATCTTCCAAGATGTGGAAGGACGTGTATATCGGGCCAGGTTCATTATATGTTAATGGTCAGAAAGTGGTTGAAGATAACTCAGGAACAATCGTTGTTTCTGCAGACGATAACCAAAATGTTTCTGTTCAAACAGGTGGTTCAGGTGACGTAGAACTTGACCCAACAGGAACAGGTGTTATCCAAATTAAAGGAACACTTCAAATCGAAGACGGACAAAACATTACTAACAGTGCTGGAAATGCAATATCTTTCGGAAACAACATAACAGTTGACCAAATTGCATCAAGACAAACAGACACTAACTTAGTATTAAGTGGTAATGGTTCAGGTAATGTCACATTAAATGACAATGTTGCAATTACAGGTGACTTAACAGTTTCAGGAACTACAACGACTGTAAACTCAGAAACTATTTCACTTGCAGATAACGTAATTGCATTAAACAGTAATTTCACTTCAGGTTCACCAACAGAAGATTCAGGTATTAGTATCACTAGAGGTGGTTCTTCTGCTAAGACACTTCTTTGGGACGAAACAAATGACAAATGGACTGTAGGTTCAGAAACTTTTGTTGCTGGAACTTTTGAAGGAAACCTAACTGGAAACGTCACTGGAAATACAAGTGGTTCTGCTGGTTCACTCTCAAGTGCAGTGACAGTTGGACTTTCAGGTGATGCTTCAGGTAGTGCAACTTTCCAAAGTGCTGGTGACACTGCAACGATTTCGGTCACTATTGCAGACGATTCACATAACCATACAATTGCAAATGTAGACGGATTGCAAACTGCTCTTGATACAAAATACGAGAGTGGAGATAATATTTCCGTAGGAACTGTTGCTTCAGGTGCAATTACTATCACCAATGCAACAAACAGTGGTGGAACTGCTAGAAATGTATACCAATCAACCTCTGCGCCAGGTAGTTCAGATGGTGCGGTTGGTGATTTGTGGATTCTTTACTCCTAATATAGGGGTTTAGAATCTTTATAAATATGAGAACTTTTAACAGGAAATAACTAGATGCCTATTGGACAAACACAACAACCTTATATTGCAAGTGCTCAACAGCCTTACACTTTCCAAAGTCCATTTACATATAGTGCAAGGTATCCAGCAAATGCACAACAACCCGTGACATATCAGTCACCTTTTACGTATAATGCAAGGTATCCAGCAAATGCTCAACAACCAGTGACATATAGGTCACCATTTACCTATAGAGTTCCATATATTGCAAACGCAAGACAACCAGTAATTTACAGAAACCCATTTACATATAGGGTTCCATACATTGCAAATGCAAGACAACCTTTTACATATAACTATAGGTCACCATTCACTTATAGAAACCCAAGTAATGCAAGACAACCTTCTACGTATCAACATAGAAGTCCGTTTACTTACCAAAATCCAGTGAATGCACAAGAACCTAATATAAGAAATGCTCAGACACCATTTACATATAGTAATAGACAACCATTTACATATAGTAATAGACAACCTGCTACATATGCAACTCAGGGAAGAACTCCTGAAGCAAGGTGGGACGGAGTAGTATCACAACAGTGGCCTGGGTCACCAATAACAGGATAATATAAGACATGGCATCAGGAAATCAATCAGTCAAGACACCTTCAGGTTGGAATGCCACCCAAGGTGCATGGGTTAAAACTGGTTCCTCTACATGGAGTGCAGTTGACCAAATCTATGTTAAAACACCTTCAGGGTGGAATAATGCTTCAGGTCAAGAACTTACACAAGTTCCATATCCTTATATTGCAAACAGTCAAACACCATATATTGCAAATGGTCAACAACCTTATATTGCAGATGCAAGACAACCTTCTGAGTATCAACATAGGTCACCATTTACATATAGAAACCCAGTAAATGCACAAGAACCTAACATTAGGAATGCACAAACACCATTTACATATCAGAATCCAGTAAATGCACAACAACCTAATATTAGAGATGCACAAAACCCATTTACGTATGATGCAAGGTATCCTGCGAATGCTCAGTCACCTAGTAATAAACAGTCACCTTTCACTTATGACGCAAGGTATCCTGCGAACATTCAACAACCAGTAGCATTTAGGTCACCTTTCACATATCGTGTGCCTTATATTGCTAATGCAAGACAACCAGTAGCATATAGGTCACCATTTACATATCGTGTGCCTTATATTGCTAATGCAAGACAACCAGTTTCAGCAAGGAACCCGTTCACATATTCTAACAGAACACCAGTTTCTTACTTCTACGGCCCCTCAGGTGGAGGTGGAGGTGGTGGTTGCTTCGTCGCTGGAACACCTATTCTTATGCATGACGGAACAACTAAACCAATTGAGTCAATTGTATTGGGTGACAAAATTAAGAGATGGACAGAACAAGGTCAAGAAATTGTTGAAGTTGAAAAACTTATGTCACCAAGACCTACTAAAGTGGTTAACCTCGTTATTGCAAATGAGAACGGAGATACAGTTGCAGAATTAGGAACAACAAAAGACCACCCATTCAAACTAGTAGACGGAACATGGGGTGTTGTAGATACTGAATATTGGAAAGAGAATCACTCTAATTTTGAAAATACTGCAAAACTTTATGGTGAAGAATTAAATGAAGTCAACCTAAAAGTTGGTGATAAACTTCAATCAGTTTGGGGTTCTGCAGTTCTAAAAGATATCATTGATACTGGTGAAGAAGTTGAAGTATACCATATATTAAAATCAGGTAATTTCTATACTGATGGAGTTGTTGCACATAACTTCAACGATAAAGGTATAGTAGACATGAAATAACCTTCTTGGTTAGTCCCTAAATACACATTATGAAATACTTGAAAACCTTAGAAGAAGTCCGCTCAGAAATTCAACCTATAGATTATAAAAGTTTAGACTTTTCTACTTGGTATAGTCTAGGTTCTTATCATTTAGGAACTTTACCTGATATAAGTGACGTTGATAAAGAGTCAGACGGATATATAAATTTTAAATGGGTGTTTGAAAATATTGCACCACCTACTAAGGTAATTAAATGGGGTGATATATTAGAACTTCGTAAACAACAGAAATTTATTCCTTTCTTTGGTGCATCAAACGAATCAATCCAATATCAAAAATTCTTACCACACTTGTGGACTTGTGGAGAACGACCAAACAAAAATCCAGGCCAGATGGATTGTGCAAGTATAGTTGACGGAGAACCCGAGTATCAACAAATCAAAGATTATGTAGAGTTTGAACCTGATACAGAAATCACACCTCATACTGAAACCACTCTAAATGCAATGTATTACCATAGTGCAAAGGCACATTGGTTAATTCAAAGTATACAAGAGGAAGGTTTAAGACACCCAATCCAAGGAACAACACATAAAATCAATGACCGATTTGGTTTTAGAATTCACCCAGGCTCTATAAGGTCAAAGGTATACGAAGAATTAGAAGACCCTAATTTTGAAATTTTTGCAACAGACCCATGGGACGTGTTAGATTCGGAACCTTTAACGTGTGATGAAGCACTAGAATTTTGGTCTAAAAAGTTAGACGAGAGAAATGCAAAACACAAAAATACATCTATAACTTTCTGTAATGGTGTTATAGAATATCAACATGATTTAATGAATCTAGATTTTAGAAAAGAAGTGTATGCATTTAACAAAAGAGTTCACTTACAATCAAAAGGAAAACCTTTAAACATTTACATAGGTTATGATTCGAATCATGGTGACTTACATGAAGTAAATAAGAAATCAATTCTAAAAAATCTAAAGACTTCAAATGGTTATCTTATGAAAGAGTGTTCTTGGGAACCCGAAATCAAATACCTTGACATTTCTAAACTTCCTGATTATAATAGAGAGTATGCAAATCAATCTACTGAGTTCACTTACAGTAGATTCTTAATTCCATATTTAGAAAATTATGAAGGATTCAGTATCTTTATTGATAATGATTTCATATGGAGAAAAAATATTTTACCATTATTCTATTATCTGAATATGGACGATGCAATTGCATGTATCAAGTATCCACAAATCAAACATGACGAAACTAAATTTGACGGACAAGTAAATATAGATTATCCATGTAAACTTTGGTCAAGTCTTATGGTGTTCAACAATGGACATGAAGACTGTAAGAAGTTAACACCTGAAGTAGTGAACACTTGGACTGGAAAACAATTACATCAGTTTGAATGGACTGATAAGATAAGTCCAATACCTGAAAAGTATATCTTTACTGAGGGGTATGATAACCCTGATGAGAAATGGGATTACACTGGAATACACTACACTAGGGGAGGCCCTTGGATAAAAGACATGGATTATTCCAACATAAATAATTTAGACGATTGGTTGAAAGCAAAAACCTACTAGTAATTTTTACAATATTGAGGTATAATATAGAATATGAACGCATTAATTTATACAGAAGACAGTAAACTCATAGTCCGAAAGGAAAATGGTTTACAATACGATTTTGAAAACGTGGATAGACCTGAATTAGGTTTTGACTTTGACGTGTTAGTTTATGACGATGTTGAAGTTAAAATTTTAAAATGGGAAGACGGGAAACAATTTGACGAACAAGAACATTCTGCATTGACAGAAGAAGACAAACTTAGTGTCGAAACATATATTAAAAATTCTGAACCACCTTTAGGATATAATTTAAATCAACAATACATTAGACAATTAGAAAGACTTGTAGTAGATTATCAAGTGCAATGTTCTGAATTGTATGGTATGTATGATTTAACCTATGCACTAGCAGCTGGAAGAGAAGGGTCAAATCACCCTAGACGTTCTGATGCAAGAAGAGCATTAGAGTATTTTGATAATATATGGTTTTGTTTTGAAAATATAGTTTCAGAAATTCAACAAACAAGAGAAGATACTTTGAAGAGTTTCGACCAATATGCATCTGCAATTCCCGACCCTTTAGTGACTCCCGACTCTAGGTCAAACGGGTAATGTATGGAACTCATTTATCATGATGAGTCCTTTAAACTAAAAGACGTAGGATTCCCACTAAAAGACATTCATATTATTGATAATTGGTTGCCTGTGCAATTACATCATTGGATTGACAGGTCAGTAAGTGCAAATAATATTTGGTCAAAAAATAACCAAGTCACTGGAGATAGTCCTACAGGTTTACCTCACCACCAATTTTGGGGTGCAACTATGATGAAAGGAAGTAATTCAAGTTTAATTGAACCAGGCGATTATCCCGATACAGACCCCGAGATTAATCTATATCTAAACACTAAAATATGTGCAAAATGGTTAGACAAAAAACTACAAACAGATTTTGGTTTTGAATGGGTAAGATTTCAATACATGGGATTGAATTCGCAAACACAAGGTTTACACGGAACAACACATGCAGATTGTATGCAAGAAGACGAATGGAATTTATCTTTTTTATATTATACAAATAAGATATGGTCAGAACATTGGGGAGGCCCTTTGAGAATCTATGACGAAATGCAACAAGGTTTACATGGTCGTGCAAATCATATAAAGAATCACCAAATTGCAGAGATTCCTTTCAAACCAAATAGATTAGTAGTGTTTGACGGAAGAATACCACATGGTGCCGATGCACCTACTGAAGAAGCACGATATATAGATAGGAAGTCAATCGTAATACGAGGTGACGAAATTAGATTAGTAGAAGATAATTATTGGTTTAGACAATGCCCACAATAGAATTTAGCACATTTAATGAAGATACTCTTAAGGACTCTAAACCAGTTCTTGCAAAATCTATAAAACCTGAATGGTGGAATAATATGAAATTCCATGAGTATAATCGTGGAATAAAACAAGCAACAATACGTTCATGTCCTGCTATGGACGATTGGTTAAAGAGTGGTTGGTATCTAATGTCAAATAGAGATATCATTGTGAAAAATGGTAGACTCGATGGTGATACAGACGACCATTGGGTTGCAACACACGAGTTTGACGGAGGTTGTGAAATGCCTTCACCTACACACCCTTCTGCACAAATGGGATATGCATTTCAATATCTACATGATGACGATGCACCAGTTAAGGGTGCATTTAAAATGAGAAATCCATGGAACATAAAAACACCGCCTGGATACTCAACATTTTACTTAGACCCATTTTTATTTCAAAACAAATACTTTGCAACATGGCAAGGTGTAATAGATACAGATACCTTTAATACAAATTATGATAATGCACAAATTATCTTTTATCCACGTGTTAATCATTCTTTCGTTATACCGAAAGGAACACCTCTTTGTCAAGTTATACCTTTTAAAAGAGAAGAATGGCAGGCAACCTATATAACATACGAACACAAAACTTGGTTAGACAATAGAAGTGAAATCACTAATTCTTCAGGTCATAAGAGTATGGACGAGTTTGGAAGAACAAATGAATATTCTATTCAAAATAGAGAGAAAAATGATGTATTAGGTGGTTATAGAATGGGTAAATTGCATTCACAAAAAGGTAAAAATTTCAAAGAGTCAAGTCCACCACCCGAATGTCCTATGCATAAACCAAGTGCTGTTGATGACGCAGCTGATGTCATGTCCAAGTATGAAAAACAATTGGAGTTAGATTTAGATAATGATTAGATTATTATTTCCATATGTCTGTATAGAAGACAACTTATTAGAAACTGGTCAACTAGACCAAGAATATATCGATTTACTTAAAAATGAAATCGATTCTATGAGAAAGAAGGACCCAGTAGGAAGAAACATATCAAATCAATACACTGGTTGGCAATCAAATGACGGGTGTGAATCAAGTCCCATATTTACTAAACTAATTAGAATGATTAATCATAAGTTTAATACAGAATTACTTAATTGGACTGGACATAATTCTAATCAAGTTCAGTTAAACATTTCAAATTCATGGGCAAACATAAATGATAAAGGTGCATGGAACGCTCCACACTTACATAATGGTTGTTGGTATAGTGGTGTATTTTATGTTAAGTCAGACGGAGATGAAGGAAACTTTGTTGCAGTTGATACCGACTCAAAGGTAGTTTCTGATTTTCCCCATTCACCAAGAGAACAACAAAATTATAGACTTGCACCTAAAACTGGTCACTTATTTCTTTTTCCAAGTGCATTAATGCATATGGTAGAACCTAATCAAACTGATAAAGATAGATATAGTATATCATTTAATATGAACACTTCATATCTATCTAAAAATATAAATGATAGAACGGGTGTCCCTAGAGATTATCACCCTGATGAATTGTGTTTTGAAGTAGACAATAACGGAAAACTTACACATAAACTCTCTACATAACCATTACTATTTCATAAATAATCGTATGGAACTTGTAATAGACGCTCATATCATATGGAATGTTATCTTAACATTCATACTAATGCCTGTAGGTTTGTTGGTTAGAAATATCCTATCAGAACAAAAAAGACTTGATATCTTAGTTAACAAAACACGTGAAGAAATTGCACGTGATTACGCAACAAGAGAACAAATCGAAGCAGATTTCCAAAGAATTATGGATTCAATTGCAAAGATAGATGAAAAATTAGATAGAATCCAATCTAAAACTTATTTCCAAGATTAAAATTACTATAAATAGTAATAAACAGGATTTATTACTATGTCAGAACCGAATTCAAAAGCAGCCTTAAAAGAGTATATCAAAAGAAAACTTGGAGCTCCAGTTCTAGAAATCAACGTGGACGATGACCAGTTTGACGATAGAATTGACGAGGCACTACAATACTTCAGAGAATTCCATTACGATGGTTCTATTAAGACGTTTTTAAAACACCAAATCACTCAAGACGAGATTGATTCATTCAAAACGAATGAAACTCACAATGCAGCGACAACTGGAACACATGCAATCTCAGGACAAACTTATGGTGAGGGTCAAAACTACATTACACTACCCGAACACGTGTTAAGTGTAATCAATATTTTCCCTTTCAATTCAGGTCAAACTTCAAGTATGTTTGATATCCAGTATCAATTAAGATTGAATGATTTATATGATTTAACTTCAACAAGTGTTCTTTACTATTCACAAGTTCAATCACACTTGTCACTTTTAAACGATATCCTAGTAGGTCAGATACCTATTAGATACAATATGCACTCTAACAGACTTTACATGGACTACAGTGCAAGTAAATTAAGTGCTGGTGAGTATATCATTATTGAATGTTATAGAAAATTAGACCCAACAGACATGACTGATATATACAATGATATGTGGTTGAAGAAGTATTCAACTGCATTAGTGAAGTATCAATGGGGGGAGAACCTCTCCAAATTCCAAGGAGTTGAGTTGCCTGGTGGTATAACACTAGACGGAGCTCAAATGAAAACAGAAGCGCAAGAAGAGATAACAAGATTAGAAGAAGAATCCCGACTGAATTTCGAAATGCCAGTCATGGATATGATGGGGTAATTGAATGCCTACAAATGTATTTTTTAACCATGCAGTCAACACTGAACAACACCTTTACGAAGATTTAGTTGTTGAGTCGTTAAGATTCTATGGTCATGATGTCTTCTATCTTCCTAGGGAGATAATCGAAGAAGACTCAATTTTAACTGAAGACGTTCAATCACGTTTCGGTGATGCATATTCTGTAGAAATGTATTTAGAAAATCCAGGCGGTGGATTCGAAGGTGAGGGTGACCTCATGTCTAAATTCGGTGTTCAAATCAATGAAGAAGCAACCTTTGTGATATCATTGAGAACATGGGAGAGATTTATATCATTAGATTCAAACCTTGCAACTTCACTTAGACCAAATGAAGGGGATTTAATTTACTTCCCACTTTCAGGTTCTATGTTTGAAATCAGATTCGTAGAAGACCAAAATCCATTCTTCCAGTTAGGAAAACTATTTGTATTCAAAATGCGTTGTTCATTATTCGAATATGGTGGAGAAGACTTCGATACTGGAACAGATGCAGACTTGGTTGAACAAGATAGAGCATACACAATTTCTATGACTATGACAGATGACGATTCAGAAAACACTGGTTCATATGTTGCAAATGAAAATATAACGAAAGACGGAGTTGTAGTTGGAGAGGTTGTAAACTACAGAGGTTCAAACAGAGAACTCATTATTAAGGATAACACTACAACACTTGCAAGTGGAGATAGACTTGTCGGTGCAACCTCGGGTGCAACAAGAACGATTGCAAGTATTGTTGACGTAATGACTATGGAAGGAAGTGTTGCACAAAATAAAGACTTTGAAGATAAGGATAATAATTATCTAGACTTTAGTGAAACGAATCCGTTTGGAGAACCATAATGTTCGGAACTCATTTTTATCACGAAACCATAAAAAGGTCAGTATCGATATTTGGAACATTGTTCAATAATATCTATTGTAAAAAGATTAAAGAAGACGGAACAGTTTTATCACAACAACTCGTTCCTATTTCATACGGCCCTAAACAAAAGTTCCTTGCAAGACTTACAGAAGATGCAAAAGAAAGAGATTTAAACGTCACCTCAATCAACCTTCCAAGAATGGCATTCGAATTAACGGGGTTTGAGTATGATGCAACTAGACAACAGAACAAATTAATACGTCATTCTAAATCAAGTTTAGAAACAGACGGAGTAAATCGTGGGTATCAATATAACCCAGCACCATACAATCTAAACTTTACACTAAGTGTTCTTGCAAAGAATATGTCTGATGCATTACAGATTGTAGAACAAATTTTACCATATTTCCAACCCGAATATACAGTCACAATGAAAATGATTGACGATATGTCAGACGTTAGGGACGTTCCAATCACATTAAATTCTGTAGGTTTGGAAGATACATACGAAGGAAGTTTTGAAGAAAGACGTGTAATAGAATATACACTAGAATTTACTATGAAAATTTATTTCTTCGGCCCTGTTTATACTGGAACAGTTATCAAAAACGTTGTCGAAAGAGAATATATCAATACTGATATCTCAGGTCAATTCACAACTTCACAAATTAATGACAGTGGATTGGTCAAAGAAGTTAAACATTATGAACCTGCCTTTGCAGAAACGAGTTCTACTGCAGTGACTAACACTGCAACAGTTCCTTTTGCAACTGCAATAAATAGTAAGATAAGTGTAGGAGATGAGGTCTTTGGAACGAATTTAACACCAAATCCAACAGTTTCCTCTATTGCAAGTAATAGATTATCAATAGATTTAAGTTCTGCAGTGACACTAGGAGAGAACACTAAACTTAAATTTGTAGGTTCGGTAGAACCAAGTGATACTTTCGTAGTTGCAGAAACAGTGACATTTTATGACGATGGTTCTAAAGAATCATTCAGTGAAACCGATGACAGTTAATTATGACAAAAGAAACAGTAGATGAAAAGTTAGATTCTTTATTAGATATCAACACTGAAATCAAGAAAGAAACCAAGGTAGTCAAAGTCCCGTCAAGGGTAGAGAATATCGATACAGACTACAAATATGCAAGAGAGAACCTCTATAACCTCGTAGAACGTGGTCAAGATGCAATCGAAGGTATATTAGAACTTTCCAAAGAAACCGAACACCCACGTGCATATGAAGTCGCAGGACAACTTATTAAGACTGTAGCCGATACTGCAGAGAAACTCATAGACGTTCAAAAGAAATTAAAAGATTTAGAAAAAGAGGAAAGTAGTATTAAAACACAACATAATCATTTATATGTTGGGTCAACTTCTGAATTACAAAAGTTTTTGAAGAAAGAAAAGAATAAAGATGACTGATTCAAAGAATGACGGATATCTTGGTAATAATCTAATCAAGAGAGCTGGTGTAGAAACAAAATACACCGATAAGGAAATGGCAGAATACTTGAAGTGTTCTGAAAATCCTACACACTTCATTGAAAATTATACACAAATCATATCACTAGACGAAGGTATGGTTCCCTTTACCCTTCGTGGATACCAAGAAAATCTAATTAATCACTATGACGCAAACCGATTTAGTGTTGTTCTTGCAAGTAGACAGAGTGGTAAATCAATCACTTCTTGTGCATATCTATTGTGGTTCTTATTGTTTAAACCCGAAGTCACTGTAGCAGTTCTTGCTAACAAAGGTGCAATTGCAAGAGAAATGATTGCACGTATCGTGACCATGTTAGAGTCTGTTCCATTCTTTCTACAGCCTGGTGTTAAGATT